GCTCTGCGCCCCCGCCGGCCAGCATCCCAGCCCGGGGAGTACCTTTTGACCGTGAGTCGCGTACCTCTTTTGACCGTCAGCCCGGCCCGCGCCGTGGCATGGCATGCGGCATACACGCAACACATGCACACCATCCACCGCATGCCCAGGCCACACAGGCCACCCGTTGCCCCGCCACCAGGGCCAGCCCATGCCCATGCGATAGCCCATGCAACAGGTCGCCCAGCTGGCCGCCTGCCCTGGTGCCAGCAATAGGCGAACTTTTGTTCTCTTATTCATAGGCGCCATACCCAGGATTTGATTTCAATCGATTTGAGCCATTTTCAGCCCATACCCTACCCGACCTACCAGTCAGCCCAAGATCTCGTCACCACGGCCCGATTTGACCCGTTTGCGGGCATTCATTCATCCGATCTCAAACCCCAAACGACAAAACCCGCCACAAGGGCGGGTCTCGAATACGGTTTGCAGGGGTCTATAGGACGCCAGGACGGCCGATCAGGTGGCCATATGCGTCCTGGTGCGAGCGGGCAAAGAAAAACCCGCCACGGGGCGGGTTTGAGGTTGATCCAAATCGAATCATTAATCTGGCATTCGCACACAGGCTTTTGCGATGGTCACGTCGGCAAGGGTCACCATGTCCCGCACTTGACTGGTGCTGAATAGCGCGGTGCGCGTGCTGTAGGGTACAGAGATGCACCACTGGCCGTATACCTGTTCGGCCGGCATGGGTTGCGCCTCATCGTTGGCATACATGACGAGACAACCAGGACGCCAGCCCACACTATCCGCATGTCTACGCTTTGCCATGATCTCAACCTTTCGGCGTCCTGGTCATAACAATGCGACCAGTCGCCAGGGTATGCCGCTGCACGGCGGGATTCTCCACCATGGACGGATGCACGTAGCCTTCGGCCATGGCCTGATCATAGCCAGCGAGCCACATGTCAGCCCACGTCTGCCGCGCACCTTCCATGCCGACCGCCCGATCAAACGGACATGCACGATGGTGCGCCTTGCCGGCGGCCTTGCGTCCCATGTTGGAAACGTAGGTGCGCACCTCATCGGGTGCAACGGTAAACAGGTTAGCCATCATCAGGTTTTGCCAGTCGTCCCAGCACAGGCGCAGCACGTCAACGCGTTTGCGGCGCACGGCGTCCACCTGCGGGCCGGGGTATGTCACATCAAACTGGCCCATGGTGGCAAGGGCGATCTCTTCGGCCAGTTGCTGCGGCACGGCGGGCGCGTCCTGGTCGAGCAGCTTGACCAGTCGGTGCAGCAGGGTCAACCGCTCATGGATTTGGCGCAGGCTGTACAGGTCGGACCCGCTGCCCCAGTAGTCGCCGTTGAACAGCTGGCGCACGGACTTTTGTTGCTCATACGTCAGCGACAGAAACAGCTTGACCACGGGATTGCGGATCAGGCCGCCAACCTGATTGATCACTGCGCCCAGCTGCGAGCCGGTCTCGGTGATATTGATTCGGATGGTGTTGTCGTGCATGTCGTGTCTCACTTGATCAAGTTGAATACTCGGGCCCAGCTGGCCGCATCGAGTTCGTCCAGCACCACCACGGTATGGCCGGGCAGCTGGTCGGCGGCGGCCTGCGCATGGTCCTGCGTTTGGTGCCACCCGAGTTCGTGCATGCGGGTGTCGGTGCCATTGTCCGCAGACTTGAGCGCAAACCAGCGCATGAGCGGCGGCGCATTGGTAATGCCGCACAACTCTTGTAGGTAGTTGACGATATCCATACGGGTGGTGGCGGTGTTTTTCGCCCCGCCCATCCGGTAGGTGGATCGGATCATGGCCGCGTAGGCGTCCACCAGCGCCATGATGCGGATGCATTGATCGGGAGTTAGTGCCATAGCGTCAGGCCTTGATATGGTTCCAGATGGCACGCGCAAACAGTTGCTTTGCGACGTGGTCATCATGCGCGTATGCGTCACGGTAGGCCGACAGCACGTCACGCGATTTCGGCTCGCGCATCTTGTATGCGAACGCGGCATCTCGCATTTCCTGACTGACGGTCGCATCTGCGGCGATGATCTCGCGGGCCGCGTTCGCCACGTCATCGGGAAACACGCATTGCGCAGCATGCGACAGGCGGTCAAGCTGCGCGATCAGGTCGGCCACCTGCGCCGGCACATCTCGCGGCAGGCACGCGGGGCCGTTCACGTCGGTTTTGTTGTGGGGAACGTGGTACTTGAGCGCATGCGAGACACGCGGGTATCCGTCCGCATCGGCGCCGGCGGCGGGCACGTTTTCCCAGTAGCCACTGAGACCCTTACGCTCGATTTGATCGGCGGCGGCGCGCAGGTCCGCCACGACACGGCCCGTCACGGCACGCAGGTATTCGGGCGATGCGTTGTCATGCACGGCGGCCAGCTTGGCGCGCAATTGGAAGTGCAGATTCATAACGTCGGTCTCCGTTGATCAGTACAGGCAAACGCATTGCCATTTGGTGAACGGCACGCGCTCGAATTTGTCGCGGTTCTTGATGATGGCCGACCGTGCATCATGCTTGCGGTAGACCACGCTGCCTGTCAGCGTGAATCGCTGTTCACGGTTGACCATGTGGAACGGCAACCAGACACCGCGCATGGCCTGCGGCAATGCAGCCTCTGCCGCTTCGGGTATCCAGTCGGGATAGGCGTACAGCGTGCCCATGGCGTTGCCGTTGCGGTCGTGCAGGTCGGCACGCGAAGGCAGAAGCGGCGCGTCACGGACGGACCAGAACACGCAGCGCAGGACGGCGGCGCGCAGGTTAGGCGGCACGCGTTCGGACAGGCTTTGCACGTCGACCGTGTAGCGGTTTTCGCCGTCCCAGTGGCCCGTGGTGAAAGAGGGTTTGGCGGCGCAGGCCACGCGGTACACGCGCACGCCGTTGCGCTGGTGAACGATGGTGTAGGTTTTGGTGGTCATGGTCTCATCCGCGCAGAGATTTGAGGGTGTCGGCGGCGCTGGTGTCATTGCCCAGGTCATCGAGCCAATCCCACAACACCACGACAACGGTAACCAGGGCCAACGCGATACCGATCAGTTTTGCGTATTCCATTTTCTTTCACTCCGTCAAAGTTTCGGGCGTTTGCAGCTGAAGCCGCATTCGTACCCGTTAAATTTACCTACAGTCCAGACAACCGCATAGGCGGCAAGCGCGAACGCCAGCACCACGGCAATACAGCCTGCCGCGATGCGCGCGGCGCGCTTTACCCGTTTCATCATTAAGCCCCATGTCAGAAGTCCATAGCGCTATTCTGATGACTTCGTTTTAGAAAGTCAACGGGTATATGCAAATCTGTTGCTTACCCGTAACGAATGCATTTCAGGGTGGCGGCCTGCAACACGAGATCGGCAAGGTTGCCGTCCACTTGCCCGGCATCATCGGTCAGGATGGCGTGCAGCAATTCGGCCCGGTAGGACGGGGCGCAATCGCCCGTGCCAGGGGACTGGCCCTCATCGTGCATGCCACCCTGTATCAAGCGCACCATGCCGGCCGCCAGCGCGCCCAGGTCGACCGGGTAGCGCGGCGATGTCGGCGTGCAGAGTTCATCGCAACATTCGATCACGGTAATGGTGACGTACTGGCGTCCGTGTTCGCCTTTTTCATGCCCGGCCTTTTCAAAGGCGGCCCAGTAATTCGAGCCACCCTCTACGGCCGTGCATAGAACGTCCATCAGGAATTGACGCGAGATCGTCAGCGACAGCGTGACGGGCATGACTTCAGGTTTGGATTGCTTGGACATGGTTCGATCTCCGTTAGGCGCGCTCAATGCGCAGTAATTCAGGGGAATGCGGTAGCCCCGGTACGTGCAGCCGTGACGCGCTATAGTCGCGTCCGCTGCGCAGGAAAGCCCGCATATGGTTTGCGTTGCCGCACGTCAGGGCCAGGAACAGGCCTGTTACTGCCGCGTCACTGGTCAGCACGGGCAGGCCGGGACGCGGGTACACAATGCGGCCTTGCGTGCCGGTAATCCGCAGACTGGTCATGACGGTTCCCCGCCGAGCATCTCGCGCAGGTCCGCATCGTCCATGCTGCCCTTTCCGGCTTCGGTGCGGCCGATCTCGTACCACCCAATGCTTACGGTCATGCATTCGTCATAGATACCGTGCGTATCGCTGCACGGCCCGCATGACCACGAGATTTCGGCGTCATACTCTTTCAACAGCGCGGCCAGCTTGGCGAGAAATTCGGCGCGCATTTCAGGTGGTACGGGGTCGCTAGGCTTGCGCGTCATGGTGTCAAACTCCAAGATAGGCGGCGGCCGCCGAAGGACCGCGCACATGGCGCGGAATATCGGGCGCGAGTTCCACATATTCCCCGCCGCGCCGGACTTGCAATTTCCGCTGTCCGTTTGAATAAATGGCAAGGCGGTAAGTGCCCGCGTAGGACGTGACAAACGCCCAGGGTTCAATCATTTCAGGTGGTACAGGGTCGCTAGGCTTGCGGTCCATGTTGTGTCTCACAGGTCGGAGGTTACGGGGCCGCGCCCCTTCGTGATTCCCAGTCGGGACTGGGCCAGGGATTCAGAAAAGCCGCATTCGGTCGGATTGCCGGTCAGCCAGAGATTACCCTTGCGCACCGCGTCCAGCATGTAGGGGTTGCGCGGCGTTTCGATGTAGCCACCGGCCAGGGCATGCACCAGGGCGATGAGTTCGCGGATTACCGGGCGCGGATCTTCAGGCCGGCCGTGCAGCTGGGCGAAGTAATCGGAGATGGCGCGTTCGCTGTTTTGGGTTTCCATGGTCTCAGCCGATCCAGTAGGCGATATAGGGTTGCAGATTGTGGGCATAGGCACGCGTGTACTTGCACACCGGGATGCGTGCGCCGCGTTCAACTAAACCAGCGCTCAGGGACTCAGGCAAACGGCGTAGCAGTTCGGCCCGCGTTATCTTGATCGAGATGCGACCGGCATCGCGGAATACTTCGTTGTCGCTGCCCGCGATGGGCGCGTCGAATTGGCAGCGCAGATAAAAGCGTGCGCGTGCCGGAGCTTTCTTTACCAGGGCCGCGACTTCGTCAGGCGTCAATGCCATCTCTTCGCGTGCCTCATCGGAGTATTCGGTAACCATGGTCTTAGACCTCAGTACGGATGAAATAAGCCCAGCTGCGGCCATTGTGTTTGCGGATGCAGCGCGGGTTGCGGAAACCGCCAGCCGCGTACCATGCGGCGCGGGAGATGCGTGTATATCCAATCATCGTATTTTCTCGGCGCGGATCAAGTCCGCAACATCGGGCAATCTGCGCCCGCTATAAAAGGCTTTCAGCCAAACGCGAACCAGGGCGATATCAGAGGCGTTGTGACCAGCTGCGGCGAGTCCCCATGCAATGGTTTGCCAGCAGTGGCCGAAGCCTACACGCCCGCGCTTCGCACGCGCACGCCACACCTTGCGAGCGTGTTTGTAGGCGTCATTGCGCGTCATGGTCAGGCACGCCATTGCGAACGGGCGAAGCGCGAACCGTCCGCGATTTGAAATGCGGCTTCTTCGCGCAATTCCCACAAGTCGGCGAATTCCATAACTTGCAGCAGGTAACCATCCTCATCGAGCGCGGCCCATTGCCATACGTTGACCAGCTCGCCATGCGCGTTGTGCCGCTCCACTTGTTGAAACTGGCTCCGGGCGATCACTTCGCCATTCGGCCAGTGCAGTCCGGGTGCATGGCGCGGCCCTTGCATGCGCTTGCCCAGTCCCAGGGTGGCGATGCTGCCATGCTTGATGCGCAGCGCCGCCGACCGGACGCGATTGGCAACGATCATGCGCTCGCGGTCGTCGCTGTCGGCCGGGCGCACGGGTTGCGAACGCAACCACGCCAGGGCGGCGCGTTCGGCGGCATACAGCGAATCGAACGCGACATCTGACAGCGTGCCGGTGGCGCGGTGGAACCAGCGGATGCGAGCGTCCAGGCCACGGCGGATTTCAAAAATGGCTGCAACCGTCGGGTGGATGGGGCGAAGAACGCTCCAGGAATTGCCGATAGCTGCGGCGATGCGTTCGTCCTGCGACGTTGCCGGCGTGGAGACCTCTTCGCGTTGCGGTTCGCCGTTGATAACGCGGGCGATGCGTTCCTGCGCAAACTTTCCCATGGTGCAATAGGCTTTACCGGCAAGCCGGGCGTTGAGCTTGGCGCGATACAGCAGCGCAAGGCGGTCGGCGTGGGTCGTGCGTTCCCAAACACGCTCAGGCTCGAAATAGCCATTCTCGATGTCCTGCGCTTCCTGCATACCGGCGCGGTAGGCGTTCGCTTGCCAGCTTTGCGAACCGTTGGCCCAGGCCTGACGGGCCAGCGCGTAATGGTTGCCCATCTTGACGGCGGCGTGGTCGGCCTTGCCCTGTTCCCAATAGGTCTCTTTCGTTTGCTTTGCCATGATCTTGATTCCTTGATGAGTTGTTTTGAATCGGTAGACATAGAATAACTGACTTCTTTTTAAGTAGTCAACATGTTTATGCAAAAAGACAACAGGCAAAAGAAAACCCGCCATGGCGGCGGGTCGGCCGGGCTTTACCCCGGTACAGCTTGCATATGGCCCCCCTATTGAATAGGTTAGTGGCGGTATGCCCTCTGCGAAAGAACCGATATGCTAGTGCGGCCCGGCTTCCCTGGCAAGATACCCCGCGATCTTGTCCGACAGGGCGGCGGGCAGCTTGGGCATTGCCAGCCCCAGGAACCACGCCAGCAACACGCCGACAACGGGGCCGGACGTGCCACCGTGTTGCACGGCATACACCACACCGTAGACCAGGGCGGCCAGCTGGCCCGCACGCACCAACGCGCCGACTATGCGGCAATTGCGAATCGCGGCAAGGTCTCCAGTCGACAGTTCCAGGTGCGGGAACGCGACAGGAAACGCGGACGCGGGCGGCAGGCCGGTAGAGATGATCGACAGTTTCATGCTTGCGTCCCGGTGTCGATCGGCATCAGCCAGATGTAGCGGCGCTTGCCCTGCGTGGTGTCGTAGGCATAGCGCACATCGAGACCGCGTTTGCGCAGCACGCGGGCGCGCTGACTGCCCACGATCCGGGCGCGGTTGTCGCCCAGCAGGGTGTGCAACTGTTCGGCGGACATGGGCGCGGGTGCGTGCCAATGCAAGGGCGCAACCCGGTTGCCGCCGACCAGCTTGACCGCTTCGCCGGCCTGGAAGCAACGTGTAAGAAACGGTCGGTCTGTGCCATCTTCGTTCACGCAGCGCAAGTAGTCCACGGCGCACCACGGTTCGCGGGTGTTTTTCTGCACCACCACGTAGTTGCGCCCGTCATCTTCGGCGGCGGCCACGCCGGCCGGGATGTTGAAACCACGGGCACGCATGGCCGCGATGAACCGGCGCGCATTGAGCGTGCCATCCGGGGCGAAGGATTCGATTTCCTCATCGCTCATCGTGCCGCGAGCATGGACGTTGTTCCAGGTCCAGAAGTTGCCATCGCGCAGCGCTTCAACGGACAGGACGGGATAGAAATTGGTAGTCATGATTGATGCTCCCATGGTTAGAGGTTATTCCGCCACGTCGGCGAATTCATCGTTGAGCTTGTCGGTAATGTCGGCCGCTTCCTGCGTGAGTCGATCCGCTTCAGCTTGCGCGTTGTCGAACTTGCCCGAGTCGATCAACACTTGCAATTCGGCAAGGCGGCCTTTGATCTCGCCCAGGCGTTCGCGCATGTCGTTTGCCTCTTGCCAACGGCGCTGATACTCGCTTTCCTGTTCGGCCAGTTCCTTGGCGTAGCTATCAGCCGCTTGCGCCGCGTCCCGTGCAGAATCGCCCATGCTGTCAAAGACGAACCATCCTCCGGTATCGGAGTTATGGACCATCGGCACGTAGCGGCCGTGGGAGAAAGCCGCGACAGCGCCACGCAGCACGCCCCGCGAGCCGTCCCCGTCGCAATCCATATACCAGCCCTGGTGATCGATGGCGGAATGCTCCACCTGATCAGCATAGGTAACCCGCCATCCGTGCGAAATGGACGGATCGAAAAACGACACGCGCACGTATTCATCGGTGCCGAAAATCGACAGCGTGGCCGTGTCGAACGCGTCCCGCGTCCTGGCGAAGCTTTCCCGGCGCACGTCGCGCCAGTTCACCTTATCCGCGTTGACGCGATGCGGTTGCGCGTTCATCTGTTCGGCCTGCTGGCGGAAAAATACCAGGCGATACGGGGCGCGGATGGCGAGATTCAAGGAATGGTCTTTCATGGCATGGCCCCTTTAGGCGGCGGTGGTTTCGGTGGTGTGCATGCCCAGTTCAACGGCCATGCGTTCGAGTTCGGCATACGGGATGTCGTGGCAACCGACAACGATGGAACCGTCGGCGCGGATCATCCGCAGTTCGTACACGCCCAGCCGCTTTATGGACGGCGACAGGTTCCCGGCGTCCTCTACCATCATGCCGTTACTGCGGACGCGCTGCACGAATTGCCAGAGACCCGAGACCGATTTAACGGGCACTTCAGCGCCGTGCGAAGTCTCGATCACATCGTCTTTGCCTTCGCGCAGCAGGCCGCCGGTATGCAGCCCCTTGTTGCGCACCAAACGCAGCATGACCGGCAGACTGTGTAGATGGTGCCGCACGTACTCGCCGCGCCGCCACGCTGCAACCGCGTCAGCAAGGGCCACCCTGCGGGCTTCTTCATCCTGGCGGCGGCGTTCTGCTTCCTGCACGTTGCGCTGCACGCGCTGACGTTCGATGGTGTCCAGCAACTCGCCATCGATCTTGAACGGTTGCACGTTGCCGCGTTCGTCGGCCGGCAAGGCGCGCAAGTATTCATTGAATTGCACGGCCAGCCCCACGGCGTCCGCTTTCAGGGTCTCACGCGTGGCCTGACGGATGCGCGGCGCAGCGGCGGCGACGTTCTTGCCCTCGATTGCCAGGATGGTCTGTTGCTGGTTGCAGGCGGCGCTGGCGTCCGGGTCGTAGCAGTAGACAACGCGCAGATGTCGCACGGCGGCGCGCACTTTCGACTGTTGCCGGCTGGTGCTGCTGCTGTAGGTCTGTGTGGACAGGGCGACGGTATCGCCGGGCAGATGGCGGCCCATGCAAAAGTGGCGACCGTAGCTGTAAATGCGGTCGCCCTCGAAGAATACGTTTTTGCTGCGCCCTTCGTCTTGAACCTTGTTGGCCCAGTAGTGCGCAACCTGATCAATGTCTGCAAGCCATTTAGCCATTTTTCAATCACTCCGTTGATACCGCGACATGCGGCAATGCCGTTACGTTAATCGACTTTCGTTTGAGAAGTCAAACGGATTTTTCGAGAACCGATTGCACCGCCACCCTGGCCTGTTCCAGCACATTGGCGGCGCGGGCAAGTTCGGTTTCCGCTTGCGCCAGTTCACGGCGGGCCTGTGCCGCCCTGCCCATGGCCGTATGCCATGCGCAAGTTGCTTCCAGATGAATGCGGATGACGCGGTCGCGTTGCGATTCGGGTTGCTGCGTGGTTTCACTCATGGGTTACCCCTTCAGGTTCATCGGCGGAATTGCCGATAGCGAAATCATCGTGACTTTTTCTAAGACAGTCAACCCCATTTAAACGGGGACGACCTGACCGGCCGGCGGCCGCTAGGCGCGGTGCCGTGGCCACCAGGTACACAGGAATCGCGGGCCGCGTGAAGTGGTTTCATAAAGAAACCGGTATGGCGCCGCACCCGCACCGTACTTTGGCGCTCCAAAATACTCCATGGGCCGGCCGGATTTGAAATCGGTTGGAAGCCAACCGTACTTTGGCGAGATCTGCGGCTGTCGGGTGTCGGGAAATTTGAAATCGGTCAGAGGTCGACCGTACTTTGGCGCTTCAAAATCATCCGTGGCCTGTGGCAAATTGGAGTAGGCCGGCCGGTGAGCGCAATTAATTTGGACGAACGATTTGACTTTCAAAGCTGAAGCACTTTAAGATGTGTGCATTGCATTGCAGTACCCCGTCAACCAGTACCGGAGTTTCATCTATGACCAGCACCCGTCCCTTTCCCAGTGGCAAGGCCGCAACCCGTCCGGCGCGTTCGCCGGTCAAAGCCACACCTCGACCCGCGAAGAAAGCCGACAGCGGCTTCTCGGCCACCAAGCCGGCCGGCACCACCAAAGACGTGCCATTGCCCACCGGTGGCGCCATGTGGGAAGGCAGTCGCAGTTCCCGCATCGCCGCGCTGCTCGTCGGCGAGTGTGAATCCTACACGCAGTTCCTGGAGGACGAGCGCAAGCTGCGCGCCGTGGGTCTGAATGACATGCTGACCACTGCCCGCACCAACATGAACGGCACCATCGGCAAGGCCGTGCAGCGTGCCAGCAAGATCACCGGCCACGAGTACAACACGTCGGTCACGGTTCACCTGATGCAGCAACCCTACCGCCTGGCCGTCACTGCTGTCGTGACGCGCACGCAGTAGCCCACCAACCCGTGAGATCTCGGTCGGATCTTCCACACGATTTCATTTGATTCGATTGCAGGATTTCATTTGATTCAGACACCCTGGATGACCTCATGACTACCACCCTTTTCAAAGTGCCCACCGTGCAAACCGAAGTCTTGAAAGAAGGCGGCCCGCAAACGCTGGAAGCCATGCTCGCCACGCTCCCCGACAACATGCAAGTGCAGATCAACGACGCAGCTGATGAGCTGATCGCACAGATCCCGGCGTTGCCCATGGCAGGCGTCGGCCGGCACGCTGTCTTGCAACGTGTGCGCAACATGGCCATCGAGTTCACGCTGTTCGGCTACAAGCTGGGCTTCGATCATGGCACCTACGAGGCGGTCGACGGCCGCAACAGCTGACATGGACACGACCAAGCTCATCTTCTACATACTGGTGCCGGGCATCGAAGCCGCTATCATCGGCTACCTGGCTGGTGCTCTGCATCTGGCCAAGCGCCGAGCCAAGCGCGCCGAGGATGAAGTGGCCAACCTGATATTCAATGCACGCACGTCGCGCTTCACGCCCCGCTTCACGCCACCCTCGAAAGAACAGATGGACGAGTACCGCCGCCGTCACCCTGACTACTCGGCATTGAAAGATTTCCCTCAACCCCCGCCGTCTTATGCGGCCCGCTACAAGCAACCCGGTGAATAAACCACCCTGATATTCGGAGATATCCATGAAACAGTTCAAGACCCTGATCCCCTTCCGCCACAACATCCACAACCTGGTGGAAGCGGTAGCCGGCAAGACCAAATTCCTCGACGCGCTGGAGACCAGTGTCGCGGCATTTCCCATTCGCGATCCGGCCGCCGGCAGCTGGAACAGTATCGGCTTTCTCGGCAACGAGGCGGGCGACATGCTCTACGCCAACGAGTCGGCCGTGCTGCTGATGGTGTCGATCCGCGAACGCATTCTGCCCGGCCCCGTGATCAAGGCCGAAGTGAAGCGCCGCGCCCAACGTCTGGAAGACCGCCAGGGGCGCAAGTGCAACCGCAAGGAACTGGCGCAGCTGCGCGACGACGCCGAGGCACACCTGCTGCCGAAGTCGCACATCAAGGAAACCTTCATCCCGGTGATCCTGCGCCAGAAGTGGGTCATGGTCTGCACGTCGAGCCACAAGCGCGCCGAGGAAGTCGTGTCGCTGCTGTGCATGGCCATCGGCGAATCCGGCATCTTCGCCGTCGAGACCGTGCAAGATCCGGCCAAATGGATGACCGATGTGGCTGTCAACGGCGAATCGGAAGACGGCGGCTTCTGGCCCGGCGAATCCATCAACCTGGTCGGCCACGACGAAGCCAAGGGCACCGTGTCGTTCCGCAACGAGAACGTGACCAGCGACCGTGTGACGGGCCTGCTGACCAACGAAGGCTACACGGCCACCCGCATGCAGGTCTGCACCGAAGACATGCGCTTCACGCTGTCGAGCAACCTGGCCATCACTGGCATCAAGTTCAACGACACGTTCATGGAAGAACACACGCACGCCGACAAGGACGACGTGAAGGCCGTGTTCGATAGCAATCTGACCATGGTGGCGCTGGCCTACCACGAACTGCTGCGCCAGCTGGTGACCGACATGGGCGGCCTGCGCGAGCCTGACGCTGCCGTCAAGGAAGACCTGGAGCAGGTTGCCGAGACCGCTCGCAAGGTCGCAGAGGATATGCGCACCATCGCCGCCGACGCGGGCCTGACGCTCAACAAAGAAGGCTTTGTCGGCCGCAAGCTCACGTTCTGGCAGGACACTGATTCGGGCGAAGTGTTTGTCGTGCGGTCGAGCCGTCCAGAACCGGACGCCGACGTGGCAGTACAGATCACGTTGGAAACGTTCGAACTGGAGGGTGGCGACGTGACCCCCGAGGACGCGGCGTGGGCACGCGGCGAAGGTCCGTTCGAAGATGGCGAGCCGAACAACGACATCGATCAAGACGACGAGGACGACGATGGCGAACTCTAAACGCGGACGCAAGTTCCAGGACGTAAAGGAATACCAGCGCCTGGCCAACATGGAGGCGGGGGAAAGCTGCTTCTATGAAGGCAAGCGTCCGCGTGAACTGCTCAACGTGCGCCGCATGACTTCCAAGTTGAAGATGGACATCGTGATGCGCTACCAGCAGGAAGACGTGAAAGAGCAGACCGCCGGCACGCGCATGTGGTGCGTCAAGGCGGCCAGCAAGGTCGCGCTGCGCCACATCGTTAACAACGCCGAGGACGACGAACTGTGAAATCGAAAAACCTGCATATCATGCTGATGGTCACCACGCTGGGCGACGGCTACAGCGCGCCGATCACCGAGATCTGCGCCAAGACGTTCGACCCCGAGACGGGCGAACTCGGCCACGATCATCTGACGTGTCTGATGAACGTCAAGCGGCAGCTGAAAGAAGGCAAGCCCAGCCCCGGTCATCTGGAAAACTGGATGCTGACGCGCAAGTACGACTTGCTCATCTTCAACAATCCCGACTATTTCGCCACGTTGTCGTCGGGCGTGTTCAGCCTGCGCGAATTCATCGAAACAGAACTCGACCTGGCTGGCTTGGGGTGGGAACACCTGCTCATCTACAACCTGTATCCGGCGTACCAGCTGCCCAGGTTGACGGTGGTGGATCAGGACATCCTGATGAGCGAGCGTTCTCTGTGGCCATCCTACGGCGTGCGGTGCGCCAAGACCATACAGGATCTCGCACGCCCGATGCTGGTCGAGCATGGTGTCGACTTGCCTGTGCGACCGCCGTCACGAGGTGGTATCAGCGACGAGTGCGATTACCAGGCCACGTTGACCATGCACTCGCTGTTGATGCTGCAACGACAGCACCCGACACAGCTGCGCAGCAAGCCGGTCAAGCCGGTCAAGCCGCAGATCCCACCTGAAGAGGACGACGAACTGTGAAAACGTTCAGCGCCATGCGAGAGCAGATCGTCACTGGCACTTTGCGCGGTGCCACGGCCTATTCCGGCCTGGTAACTGCGTTCCAGATGCCTGACGGCACATCGTTCATCATTGCCGCCGCAGACATGGCCACGCTTGAAAAGGCGGCCACGGCCCTGTCGGCAGGCCGGCCTGCAAACCTGCTGCGCAAGCACTGCCGCAATGGATCGGTCGCGTTGACCGAAAAACTGGTGCTGCGCCGAATTGAACCTGACGACGAGGAACTTTGACCATGCGTGAAGTACGCCACCCTGCCATCGACGTGATCCGAAACGGTTTCTTCGGCACGCAAGTCAACCCGGAACTCGCGGCCAAGCTCGACCGCGCCGGCATCCCCACGCTCAACCTGGTCAGCTGGGCCGGCGTTGCCATCGGTTCGCTCGTCTCGCATTACGACGAGTTGACCGAAGAGATGGTCTACCGCTACTACGAGCCGGGTGAGACCGTCAAACCGCAGCGCCTGGCCACGCTTGACGAGATGCAGCACCTGATCAAAAAGTTCAAGCCGCAGTGCGTGAAGCCCGGCCCTGTGCCCGCGCAATTTCGCAACGTGTCGCTCGCCAACATGGCCGAAGAAGACGACGGGGAATTGTGATGGCGGACCAGGTGAAGATCCCAGTCAAAAAGGTGCATGCGAACCTGAAAGGCGTAGACGCATACGACGGTGTCGCCTATGGCATCTCGGTGATCGGCGCCAATGGTGTGCCGGCCAACATCCTGGTGGTCGGCCCTTCCCCAGGCGACGTGGCGGGCGCCATCCATGCGGCCTGGCCCAACCAACCGGTGCGGTTCGACAAGATCTCCCGCGTGATGGTCATGTCGGCCGACGCCGTTGAAGACGAGGAACTGTGATGGGAATCACAACCCTGCTCATCGCGATGAGCCTGGTCATAAACTCGGCCACATTGGTTGTCATGGGCGCGGCGGCTATCGCACACATGATGGCATCACGTAAGAACGCCATTAGCGAAGTCGAATCGCCCTGGCGCACCGGAGAATGAAATGAAAGAAGACGACATCTTCGCAGAGGCAGACATCCACTTCGGCGCCGGCAAGTACAACCGGGCGCACGTCGCAGCTTTTGCAAACGTCATCGAGGCGGAAGGCATCAAGAAAGGTGCTGCGATGTCTCGCTCTGTCTACGACGATTACGCACGTTTCCTGGAAGACGCGGCAAACAAGCACTGCCAGTTGTGCGATGGCACCGGCATCTTCTACGGCAACGTGACGGTGTGTCCTTGCACCGAGGAAACCACCAACACATTGACCCTCATCAGACGGCTTGTGAAAGCGAGTCAGTTGCACGCGCCGTTTGTCGGTGCTGACGCCGGCCATGCTGCGCATATCGAGGCATGCCAGCTGGCGCTTGATCTGTATCGGGCCGAGTTCATGAGTCCGGGCGCCAGGTACTGGTGGCACGCTGAGTCGGACAGCCTGTTCACCACCGGCAGTGATGCCGAGTGTGAACGCCTGTGCGTTGATCAGGTTGACGAGTTGACGCAAACCACGTTTCGTGGGCTTCTAAAGGCACAGCTGGAAAAACGTGTGTCGGGAAAATCCGACAAACAGTTGGAAATTCCTGAAGAAGACGACGAATTGTAGAACCAAGTTGACTTTTTATTTTGAAGTCGTGTAGTATCTGTTTAACGACTACTGGAGAACATCATGGGACTGAAGATCATCCGCAAGCCTGACACCATCACGCTCACCGACAGCGACGTTCGCGATGCGTTGGTCGACTACGTCGAGCGGCACAGCGGGCGTGAGATCGACAAGATCACCGGCGAAGGCATCCGCTATCACCCGACGCAGGCTGTGCAGTCGGGCAGCGAAAAGCTTTACTCGTCGTTGTTCGTGACCGTGACGCTGAAGGATGAAGAGCGCTGGACCGACCAACCTGCCGCAGCGAGACGTGACACGACTGGCACGATCCAAGACGTGAAGGCCCTCATCGTCAGCTTGAATGAAAGATGCGGCTCCGCACACGAGAGAGCCGCCATGGACAGCGCGATCTCGACCCTGCGTCATGTCGTCGTTCTGCTGGGGCGGTTGCGCAGGCTTGAAGAACACGATGGTGACCTGACATGAACAAACCGTTATTCCGTAGGCGGCTCTCGTTGCGAATTCGTATTCGGATCAAGCTGCACGGAGTCAACCGGTGGATTAAAGCTCGCTGCCACATAGGACGATTCGGCTTGTGCCCAGGTTGCGGGCGTTGGCGTACTGACATCGAGCGCCGCCGTCAGATGACGCAGTACGAACATGAGCCGAGCAACTGGAACACTCACTGCGCCGATTGCCAGGCTGACGCAGACAGATATTGGGAAGAGCGCTGGCAAGACTATTACTCGGGACTTCTATAAACATGCATACGGTAAACAACATCGTCTTCAACTGGCCGCAGATCACATTGCTGGTTGTCTATCTTCTTTCACTGGTTGGAACCATCACCAAGGGTGACGTGACCAAATCTCTGGTAACCACAGTCGTGATGCTGGCCATGCTGTGGCTTCTCTACCAAGGTGGTTTCTTTCACCAGGGGGTGTGCTGACATGGAACGTTTTCTGATCTGGCTGACTGACCGCCTGCCGGCGCGACTGATCCAGGACAACGGCGTGAACTACATGATCAGGTTCTACCTGTTCACCCTGTTCGGTCGTCGCTTCTACATTCACAAGTTCCTGGCCAGCGATCCCGACCGTGGCATCCACAATCATCCGTGGCGCAAGGCATGGTCGTTCATCCTGCTGGGCTGGTACTTCGAAGAACTGCGTGGCCCCAGCCACCAAACCGGCATGACCAGCAAGGGCCGACGCGTGCGCAAGGTGCGCTGGTTCAATACGCTCGTCGCGGACACATGCCACCGGGTGATCCTGCCTAGTGATGAGCCGGTGTGGACGCTGTTCGTTCACACGGTGGGCGACGTGCAGGAATGGGGATTCTTCGAACGCAAACAGGACGATCAGACCATCGTGCTGCGGTCGAATGATGACGGCTGGGGCGAAGGTGAAACGCTGCCACCGGCCACGGAGATCTACACGCCGTTCCAATACCCGGGCGGCAAGAAAAACAGCGAGTGGTGGAAGGGCGCACCCAGCGGACGTACACTCCGCGAGAACCTGGCTCGCTACACGCAGTAAACCCGCCGCCAGTCGGACACTGGCAACCCTCATCCATCTTTTGGAGCAACATCATGAAGAAAGGCATCACCAGCATCATTCGCGGCGTCGTCGCCGTAGCCTTCCTGGCGGCCGGTTCCGTGGCCCTGGCCCACGGCCCGAGCAACCACGGCAGCACCGTCAACGCGTCCGGCCAGATCACCGCCGGCGTGATCAGCGGCACGGCCGGCTCGATCTCGGAAGGTTCGGCGGTCGCGGCCAGCGCGGTCAACGGCTACGGCAGTTCGTGGCAGAAGGCCGACGGTTACACCGGCGGCACGGCCAGTGTCGGCGGCACCGTGAACTACCAGGGCGCACAGGTCGTCACCAACACCACGCAGTATGCGCACACCAGCGGCTATGGCGAGGTCTCGGGCAGCGCGCCCATCAGCGTGGGTGACAGCATCGCCAACGGCAACGCGTCCTTCGGCCAGACCAAGGTCGGCGCCAGCGGCAACGCGCAGTGGGGCACCATCGCCATCGGTGCGGTCGGCAGCTTCAAGGGCACCGGCGGTTACGGCAACCGCTAATCGCGGCAAGTGAGTGTCCGGGGCTTCGGCCCCGGCATTCGAACCTAACGGGAAACCAACATGAAGACCATCAAACTCTATGGCGGCATTGCCGCAATCGTTGCCCTCGTCGCGGTGTTCCCGATGACGGCCAGCGCCCAGGTGAACAGCAACAGCGCGTCGAGCGCGACGACGAACTCGACGGCCGGCGCCACCAACGCGGGCAACGCGCAGAACATCAACTTCAACAGCCGCAACGACGGCACCAGCACGCAGAAGTTCGCGCCGCCCGTGGCCGGCCAGGGCTTCTACGGTTCGTTCTCACCCGACAGCTGCATGGTGTCCGGCGGTGGCGGTGGTTCGGCCATCGCGTTCGGCATCAACGTGGCCGTGCCGGTCGAGGACAAGAACTGCAACCTGCGCCGCAACTTCGAACGCATCATGCAGGCCAGCGCTACCACGAAAGATCCGGTGCGCTCGCAGCGCCTGGAAACTGCCGCCATCGACGTGCTGTGCCAGGCCGACGAGAAGACCCGCGCCGCGCTCGCCGGGCAAGGTCTGTGCAGCGACGGCGTGCCGCAGCCCACGCGCCCGGCGGCCGCTCGCCAGGATCTCGAAAACCTCTACACGCCGGGCTGATCATGACCGACCAAACCAACACCCCGAACACCGACGCCAACACCACCATCGACCTGACGGCCATCTCCCGCGTCATCGGCTTCCTGGGAATGTTCGTCGCACACGTCGAATGCGCGGTCGGCTATCAATATGGCCAGCAGCGCCCGGCCACGATGGAGGGTGAACCGGACCACCTCGACCAGATCATGGCCGACAAGGAACCCATCGTCGCGTTCATGGGCAGCGGCGCCAGCGATGCACTGTTCATCAGCGATATCGAGGCTGCTCGCGCTGCCTACATGGAGTTGATGAAGGTGTACGGCATCGAAGACGCCGGTACGGCCAACATCAGCATGCAGAACGCGCCGTCGACGGACACGCCGCAATGAATAGGCCGCTGCCGAGCGTTGTGTACGGTGACAAGGTCAGGCCGAATGGCATCTACGGTCCTAGCCTTGTAGAGAGGCGGCAAGTGGATGATGGCTTCGGCAACCTGGTGCTGGTGACAGAGGAACGGCCCTACGGTCTGGCCTTCATTGAGTACGGCAGGGACCAGTACACCGTGATTCTGGACACGCAGCGACGTTAAAAGAAACGGCCCGTGCAGAGTGAGGTCTACACGGGCCGCGTGTCGCAGCACAGGCCGGCACTAGCCGGTGGGACTCCTGAAGGCATCCGGGGAAGATGAAGCGACGGGTTGAATGTACATCACCTTTATGGGACATGCAAACATGCGGAATATGCAGATCAGATTCAACGGGGGTCCGAAGGACGGCTGCGTCCTTGTCAAGCCCATCAACAGCAACCTGGACTCGGTCCTCGCGCTGTATGCACAGGCACCCGTCGGCCGCTACGAGGTAGTGACGCGGTCACCTGGCGGTCAACACATCATCGTGGCGTGGAAGGAAAGCGCGCCGCCGGCAGTCGAGCTACCCGAGATGACCATCATGGGTTCGACCAACCCGCTGGAACTGGCCGACACGTTCGAACGCCTGGCCAAGATCCTGCGCGGCCGTCACTGCCGCATCTCGGCCGGCGGTATGTACATTCAAGACCTGGGCAACGGTGGCAGGGTCGACGCGCTCGACATCACCAGCGACTTGCGAATCGAGATCGGAGGTGTGCGTCATGGCAACTGAAAAAACCGCATGGTTGTTGACCGAAGAAGCCATCGCCTGGCGCAAGACACTCGACGCGGCGGTGACCAGTGGCACCATTCAACCGGCGCTGCGTGACGCCGTGTTGAATCCCGGCGTTCCGTTTGAATTGCACAGTAGCCGGCCTGCACAGGAATACCCGTTGACCCCTGACACCTGGAGCGCGGCGACCAAGGGTTGGAACGCTGCGGTGGACGCTATACGCAATTACGTCAGTCTCAACAGCAACCGCCACATGACCATGGACCAGCTGGCCCAGGATCTCGAAAGGATGAAGCTGTGACGCCAGAAGAGATCCACGCTATGACCGATAAGGTATACGTGATGCACAACAGGCTCGCCCTGTTCCTCGGTGAAGCATGGGCTGCGCAAGTTATAGACGCGTTGCGGATACAAGCGCAGACCAGTGCGTATTCCTATCTGGAACTGTTGAATGCCTCGGTCAGTATCGCCGGGGAACTCTATGTAAAGGGAAAAATATGACTGAAGAACTCAAAGCGGCTCGTGCCGATTTGCAGATGCTCAAGCACGACCTGGAACTCACGTTGAAATTGAAAGTGCCCAAGTTGCTGGAAGCCGCACAGCGGTATCAAACGTTGAGTGGCACCAGCATCAAAGAGTTCGACGTGTCGGTGAGCGTGCTGCGCTACAGGTCGACCAGGCCGGCGCCCGACGAACTCGACTTCGTGTTCAAAGAAGCCGAGGTCACCATCATTTTTGGAGAAAAGATATGAGCATCGAAGAAGCCCTGCTATTTCTTGCCACGCTGGTTAAGTGGTACGTCGCATGCGTTGTCGTGTTCGGCATCGCAGCCCTGGCCCTGGTGGCATGGTGGGCACGCCGCCGTCGTGTTCGCGTCCAGGTGGTGAACCGCATCGACGTTGGCCCGAAGGGTGCCGCTGCGGTTCGCGAGTTCGTTCGCAAAAACAACGGGGATCGCCATGCAAACTAGCTATCTGATCGCCGGCATAGCCCTGGTCGTGATCGCGATTATTGCCATGGCCGTAGTCCGTGTAGGCCGCATGAGCGAAGACCGCGCACTTGACGAACTGCCTGACCCTGCACCTAGTGACAACGTGAAGACGTTGAGCGAAATGGAAGTGAGCCGGGATGGTCTCGGGCACCCGCTGTACGCGAAATGGTCAACGGGAAATCGCGAAGGGTGCCGGGCATGCGGGCAGACGTGGACCGATGACGATTTCGACCCGCCCGCATGCACTGCCGGCGCACTGATTGTGCAGCAGTGCGTTAACTGCGGGGTGCGGTGGCGACTTGGCCAGGCAATCCCGCGCCACTGCGTTGGAGAAAAGTGAAATGGAAACTCGCATCGATTACCTGAAACACCTGGACGGCGTTGAAAGTTGGTTTGTGGAACGCGACGGCATTCACTACGCCGTAGCCCAGCTGCTGATCAAAAACCCGAAGCCTGGCAAAGAAAAATTGGCGGCGCAGATGGCAGTGCCACCGAATACTGTGCCAACCGTTCGTCGAATCGATCCAAGCGGCAAGGTGGCATTCGTTGAAAGCGCCATGGCCAGTACCCGATACCAAGTGGAAAACGTCATCCGAAACGGCATGCAGGCATACGGTGTGGAGGCAGCATGAACAAACAACACGACATCGCCCAGCGCGTGCTGACGACGGAGCAGCGGAATGAATTCATTCGCCGCACCAGTTTCATCAGCGAGTCCGACCGCGATACCAGGGCGGCATTCGTGGACGAGATCGCCCGCGCCGCCCTAGCAAGCGCCCCTGTAGCCGATGAGCGGCCGGCGTTCGAGGCGTATGCTCGTCGCAACGGTTATCCGTTGAACGGACACGGGGGCTTCTACGGCAATAACCGAACGCGCAACCAATGGATGGGGTGGAAAGCCCGCGCCGCCATGGCAAGCGCCCCTGTGGCGACTCGCCAGTATCACTATCGCATGTCGAACTGCACCCCGGGGCGCCCCGAATGCAGGGATGGCAACGGCTATCCTGAATGCCCGTGCTGGCACGATGTTGGAACCGGGCCGCTGGCGGGGAAAGAAGCCACCGCCACGAACTGGCGAGATAAGCCAAGCGCCCCGGTCCAGTGGCCGACTATGCCGCCTTCTAAGGGACAATCGCCGGTGCTGTTCGAGGATGGTTACGCTGAAGGATGGGCCAAGTGCATGGATGAATGCCGGCGAGCGCTTGTCGCGGCGTCGAATTACATCGACAAGCTTGGTGGTGACAGCAAGACATATCGCGCCGCCCTGGCAAGCGCCCCTGTAGACAAGCCTGCGCCGGAGCATTTCAAGCCGCCGTTTGATAACTGCTCATTCCGGATGTGCGATCTGCCAGGGCAGTGCCGTGGCGAGGGGAAATGCCACCATCCGGCAAGCGCCCCTGTAGCCGGGGAGGCGCAGGCACAAGGCAAACTGGTCGCCGTTCTCAACGTGGTCGAGAATGGTTTCGGTCGCACTGTCGACGTGGAAATGCTGGAAGCCGGCAACCAGCTGCCCACGGGGCGCTGGGCGGTGCGCCTGGCTGCACCAGCTGAATAAAAAAAAGACCACCCGAAGGTGGTCAAAGAACGGCCCTGCGGTGAAATCATTGCAGGGTCTTTTTATTGCCGAGGCAGAGCCGTTCGTACTTGCTGTTCTCGATCTCGATCTGCTGCACTATCGGCAACGGGGTTGCCTGTAGCTCTGCTTCACTGTTGTACCAAATCCTGCTGGCCACCTGGCAATACTCAATCCCGGCCGGCATCTTTCCCGTTGCGCACCCACTGCTTGCTACGCTCGCGGCTACCGTCAGGACCAGCTTGGTCAATCGCATCACGAACCTCCTTGACCGTCCGATAGGATTCCCCTTGCTGCTGGGCGATCTTGGCGGCCGTTTCTTCACGTTGGGCCTTGCGGCCGGAAAGCCTGGCAACCACCAGGCCACCCACAACAGCCACTGCGGCTGCAATCCAGCCCCATAGGGGCGATAAAAGGTTCAACAGGGCATCCATCTACACCTCCGCGTAAAAAGCGCCTTCCAGGCCCATCTGGTAGGTCTCGCGCACCTTGGTGCAAGCCTCGGCTTTGGTGATGACACCGTCGCCGTTGGAATCCAGGCCGACGTTCTGAGTGTAGGCCAGCGTGCCGCGACGGAAAAGCACGTAGTCGAGCGGTTTGCCCACGGCGGCCGGCCAGAGAATCGCCATGTACAGATCTTCCAGGCTGTTCAGCTTGCCGATGTAGGGTTTGAAATACTGCTCGACGTAGACCAGCTGTTCGGCCTGCGTCATCTTGGCCAGCGCTTCAACCGTGGTGCCCAGCGACTTCGCAGTGCTGGCCATAAACATGATCAGGCCGGTGCCGCTGCTACCCGCCAGGTTGCGGGCGTTCGGCTTGAAGCGCATTTTCGGCCCCGTCTCGAAGGCCATGCAGCCCATCATCCAGTTGGGGTCCGTTCCCAGGCGCTTGCACATCGCGATGACCAGGAGGCAGAACATCCGGTCCACGTTCTGATGGCCAGCCCAAGCGAGCTTTTGCCCGCTCGACGAGCTTTCGTTGGCGGATGAACTGGGCGATCCAGCTGCTGGCGATGAGGAAGTAGCCGAGCCTGCGGACGAAGACTTCCGGGAGAACAGCCTTGAGATCAGCTGGTAGAGTGTTCCAAACGGTGATTGCGACATCAGGGTATGCCTCGAAAAAAGATAGCAGTGCCAGGCCTGCAAAAGAAAGGCGCACCGACCACATGCGCCACCAGTCTCGCCAATACGCGACGAGTTCTATCTTCATGATCACCTCACTTTGATGGCGGCGTGGCCAAGGCCACTGCCACGATGGCTGCGTTGAATTTGGCCGACACCCAGGCGAACACAGCTTCCTTGTTGATCGCTGCGGCGAACATCAACCCGCAGATGGCCAGGTCAGGAATGTAGCGCTTGCCGGCGGCCTGGTTCAGGTACTCGCAAATCACGAAGACGATGAAGCCGGCTGCGAAGCCGACTGTGAAAACGGAAAGCACGTCGATGATGCGGTCGATGGTTTTCTCACGCATCTTGCCTGCACGCAGATCCATCAGCAGGCGAACGGACGATCCCAAAAAACAGAAGAGGAACACCCAGCGCCAGGTGTTCCAAGACAACTCTGATAACTCACTACCGAAAGCCGGATACTCGGTAGCCTGGGCGTAGGCGGCAATTGCCCAGGTGCTGGCGACTATTGCTATTAGGACGTTATAAAAACGTTGCACGATTGACTCCGCGTTTGTCGAACGCGTCACACCAGGACAGTGCAAGCGACCCGGTGAATATTACCAAATATAAATAGCCAGTAGCGTCGTCGGCACCCAACACCTTCGATGCGGAGAAGGGCGTTACAAGTGCGCAAAACGCGGCGCCGATGAAGACCGACTCGCGCAGATTGACCAGCCATTGCAGCTGGCAAACTTTGAAAGGGCACATCTTGTTGGCCACCACATCAAGCACTATCAGGGCCGCGATAAGAGTCATCAATACATAGAGCGGGATGGTGACGATACCTTCAACTGACAAGATTCTCGCCGGCAAGCTCCACGGTATTGCAAACGCCATGAAGGGCACGTAGAACGTAAGTGCTGCGCAAAACAGTCGAGCGATGATATCGGTGTTCATGGTTGAAATTCCCGGTGCGTCAGTGGTCGGAGTTTACATTCATTGACTCCGGCCACTGATTGCACGATGTTACGGGTGGAATGTCAGCGCCGTGTAGCCCACGGTGACGCGCACCTTGCCAGCGGTGAAGTTGCCGCCGGCCGGATTGCTGCACAGGCTAACGGGCGTGTTGCCGTAGGCCACGAAGCCAGGCGAGAACGGCGCCACGAATCCCTTGCCACCAGTGTTCAACTGCGAGCCGGTCAGCGCCGGCCCGTAGGTGGCCGGGTTGATGTTGGCCAGGTAGTTCACGTCGGCGGTGAGACCGGACGGGCCGGTGACTGCCTGCGTGCATTCGAGCAGGATGCCATGCACGAGAGATCCAGTGGGCAGGATGATTGGCGTCTCCTGCTTGTCGGTGCCGGTCAGCAGCGTCACCTCGACCTCCTGCGTGAACATGCCGAACTTGTTGCCGGCCGCCGTCTGGATCAGACCCGGCACAGGGTCGAGAACCCAGGTGGTGCCGTTGAACGTGGCCATGCGCGACACGTCGGCGACATACACGCGCCAACCGTTCGCCGGTGTGATGTTCGTCCAGGCGTCAGCGTCACGCACCTTGATCTGACCGTTAGCCGGGTCAACCACCACCATGCCATCGGTGGGCACCGTGGGCACGGCCGCAGTGATCGACGCGACGACCGGCTGCACGAGCGCCGAGGTCTTGAGCAAGTTGATGTCGTTGGCCGCCTTCCAGTTGTTGGCGCCGAGCGTCCAGTAGCCGGTGAGACCGATGCCGGGAAGGACGCGAGGTTCAGTGTTTGCCATGTTGATGATCCTTATTTCGTTGCTCGTTTGGTGATGTAGTAGAGGTCGTAGCCAGGCCGGTTTACAGCTGCGAAGGTGAAGCGGATGTCTTGCCACTTGTCGCCCTTCAATTCCTGGTCACCGTCAGCGCGCAATTCAACGCACGGTATGAACACGTCTCGCGACGTGCCAACGGTGGCGTTGGAAATGAAGCGCAGGGAACCGCGCACCGCTTTGACGGCCGGCCGGAGAATCACTTCGGCCAGGCTCGTGGTGGTGCCGGTGAACAGAATGTCGTCGCCGTCCGCAATATCGGTGGCAGTCGGCAGAATTCGCACCAGGCCGATTGCCAGGTCGACCTCGTAATTGTCTGCCTCGGCCACGGGGTTGCCACCCTTCGTCGCAGTGACCGACGTGAAGCCGCGCCGGCCGGCCGGATTGGCTTGCGAAGCGCCCAGCTGGAAATAGCCACCGCGATACGCCTTGACCGTGGTGGTGACGATGCCGGCGCCGGTGATGATTCCCGCATTCGTTGCCGAGAACCAGTCAGCAACGTTTTCCAGGCTCACGTTGTCGGTGGTCATCACGCCAGTGAAGGTTTCCTCGACAACCTCGGTGCCGCCCAACACGACGCGGCCACCGCGAGTCACCTTGTTCTCGGATCGCGTGCGGTTGCTGGTCACGTTGAACAGGTCGGTGTTGCCGATGTACCTGGCGCCCTGGCCGGTGAAGCCGGTGACGCCGAAGCGCTCGAAGAACACGCGGCCCCGGCCTAGCACCAGGTTGTTTTTCTCATATCGAATGCTCATGGTTGCCCACCGTAGTTGTTGCCGTAGTCAAAGCCATAACCCTTGAAGTTGGCCAGGCTGATTTCCTGCTCGTATCCCCTGAAGGATTCAAGCCCGTCGCGCACGCTGATGAACCGCAGGCGGCCGTTGCCAGTGCCACCCAGTTGCAGGAACTGCGCAGGCGTCATGGTATACGAGGTGCCAGTCAGACCGTCGATACGGAAGACTTGCGCGCCACTGCCGTTGATGCCGATGATGCTGGTGGTTTGCCCGGCTTCCGGTTCAACGTCAGCATCATTCCATCGCAGCAGCTGCCCGGTCTCCGTGATGCGATTGCGCCGAGACCAGGTGATCACCACGTCGTCATCGGGCGTGGGCGCAGTCACACCAAACAGCACACCGTCGAAAGCAACGTTGGCCGGCCGGTACGGCAAGTGCGGACGGCCGCTCATCTCGGTGACAACGTCGGGCGCACTTTCAAGCGCCAGCGCGCCGACCGACGTGACAGGCGTGAAGTTGTAGGTCACGTCGACACCATCGGCGTAGGCAGTCGGGTCGAACGGCGTGGTGCTACTGCCGTCGAACACGTATGCGATGGAGCCGGCCGGCCATGCACGCGGCACGGTGTCGATAGCGGCACGACGCAACGTGATGGAACCGTCAGCCTGCACGGATTCGATTGCCGTGATCTCGTGGATATCGGGCGTTGTCGGATTGTGGATCAGCACGTAGTTGCCGTTCACCGGGTTGCCGTTGCCAGTGCGGCCCACCAGCGCAGGGATCGTGCTGACCGACTCCTGCACGAGCGGCGCAGCGAGTTCACCGCGCAGCATGTTGGGCAGCAAGATCTGCAACGTGTATTCCGGGTTGCCCGTGATGTCCGGCGTCTGCGCCCAGCGACCGATGCTGGCGGTGTCACGGCTGTCCTGCGACACCAACGTGAACGCTCCCACGGTCGGGTACTCGTAGGTGGCCATAGCGGCATCGCCGAGCAACCTGGCCAGCATGAAGTAGGGCGTGGTGCCTATCCAGTAGTAATCCAGGGGACGCGGCTGCTCGTTGGTGTTGACCCATTCGGGTGGCTGCGGCGACTGGGGGATAGGCGGCAACACGGGCGGCGGGGTGACCGTGCCAGGGCGAGGCGGCGGATACGTGGGGATGGGTTCGCCAGGCTGCGGCTTGTGGATGGCCGTGAAGATCGCAGAGCCAAGGCCGAAGATGTCTTCGAGCAACGTGGTCTTGATCTTCGAGTCGCCGATGTTTCCGTAGTTGATGTCACCCACTCGCATGAAGCACGAGCCGATGCCGTACTCCGGCCAGCGCAGTTCAACCACGTCACCGGGCCGCAGGTTCCAGCCACGCCGGTCGATTTCAACGTCGACGGACAACAGGGCCGACGCGGACTGGCGCAGATCTCGCATGGCCAGCCGAGCGGCCAGGTTGCCGTCGCGCACGCCGTAGTAGTTGCGGCTGGTGCCAACCACCTGACCCTGTGCCGCGATGTTGGCGTCGTCGTGATACGTCAGCGATTCTTCCTCTTCGTTGTCCGGGTTGGTGTAGACGACCGTCACCTCGTTGGCCGTCTCGCCCCACAACTTGCGCTGCATCTTCGTGATCTCGGCGTTGCCGGGGCTGACGATGAACAGGTTGTTCATGTCGTAGTCGTCTCGCAGCAACTTCAGGCGCCACTTGCCGGTGTTGGGGTCGGGGCCGAGTGCCGCCTGAATGTGATCCAGCACTTCGCCGATGAAGTTCTCGATGGTATCCGAGCGCACCCACAACATGCCCATCCAGAACGCCTCTGCGGCCAGTGTGTTGGCGGCGGCCTGGAACGATGGAATGTCGATCAGGCCGACAGGGCACCCCATGCCCCACTGGCGGTTCGTCATGCACTCGTAGATGATGTGCGAAGGGTTCGCGCCACCGTTCGGGCCGGCCATCTTCTCGCCGTTCGGGCCGAGCGGATAGCGCGTCACGGTAACGTCGACAGGCGGGATGGTGGGGAAGTTCGAACCCCAGTAGAACCCGCTGAAGGTGACGCCGTTCTTGCTCGACGAGCCATCGTAAAAGAACAGCGACGTATAGCCGCGAAAGCCCGGACACGTCTCTGGCGTCAAGCCGAGGCGACTGGCCAGGGCCGGCGTTGCAAGCTGCGTTGCGCCGCCGAACATCAGGTCGATCTTGCCGGCCACGCCACCGTTCTTGCGCGAGCCGCCATACAGACCCTTCTGGTTGATCTCCACCGTGGTATTGGAACCGTAGCCACCGATGTTGATCGACTTATCGTTGATTCGGATGTCGTCGATGGAATCCACGGGGCCGAAGCACACGGCGTAATGGATCGACATCGAGTAGTCCGCGACGTTCATCTTGGAACTGCCGCCGCCGCCTCCGCCACCGCTCATCGGATACCTCGCACACGTTTGGCATACGCAATCACTTGCTGCGCATAACCGTCATTCCAATCTTCAAAATCGCAGATGCGATAGAAGCCCTGTTTGAACTTCAGGTAGTCCACACCGTTCTCTTTGAACCACTTGGCCAGGCCCGGTGCGCACATGCCGCTGCCGGTGATATCGGTGATGGTCAGCACGGGGCTGTCCTCACGACCTGGCCGGTCCAGATCTATACTTTTTGCTGCCATTCGTAGACCCTCTTGTCGCCGGTGTAGATGATGTTGACGCCCTTGATGCGCTTTCGACCGAATGGGATAGGCATCGGCCGGCCTGCGTCGGCTGTCGGGCTTTCGAGATCCTGGGCCGCCGCAGGCTTTTGCTGCTTCGGCTTCGGCATCAGCGCATACGCGATCACCGCGACCGCGATGGCGATGAAGATCTGTACCAGGAACGGAACTACAACGGCCATAGCCCACCCCGTTCGTTATCGCGTTGCTTCATGACCTCGTCGATGTCGGGATCGAATGAGGCACTGGCCAGGGTGGCGGCCAGCAGCAACAGCAGGTTGTAGACGATGCTCATGTCGTGACCCTTAGTTGAATTCAGCGATTCGGTTGACCGGGTTCTCCAGCGGAATCCACGGTTGGCCGCCGTAGTTTACGATGTTGTTGTGCATTGCACATCCACGCGGTCCCATCGTGTGATCGCACCCCTTGTACAGTTTCATAGCCGTGCCAGGCGTTAGGCCCACCGGTGTGCCCGCCAGCAGCAACACGCCACCCGAGGTCGCGGACTTCACGGACAGGATCTGCCTGCGGCCGTTGGCGCCAACCCATTCGATGCTGCCGTTCATGTAGGCCAGGGGATCACCGCCGACGCTGCTGACCGTGATCGTGTTCTGCACGTACACCGCAACGCACGACACTTCCAGCGGGATCTTAGGCGCGTTGCAGGAACCCTGTTCATTGTCGTAGAGCGCGTGCGGGCAACTCTTTTGATAGTTGCGGCGGGGGCCGGCGCGGCGCATCGACGTGGTAACCGGCTCACCGGTCAACACCAGTTCGGAACGCTCCCACCCCGCGTTCACGATGCGACCCGACCAGCACGCCAGGAATTGGTTCTCGCTGTCGGCGTTCTGGCCTTGGTAGATGATCAGCTGCACGACGTATGACGGCGGCGCGATGCGAAAGATCTCCGACAGTTCGAGATCAACCGTCGTGCGGATCTCCAGGGCGGACTTGTCGAGAGTGCCGGTGGTGGCGCTGATCTGGCCGTGCGAGATCGCGGCGCGCTTGTACGCCTTGTTCTCGAATGCCTGGTCCGTGTCGGCGTTCGTGTAGCGCAATTCGTCTTCCGGCAGCGGGCCGAAGTTGAACTTGAACAGTCGGATGGGCGAAGCTTGATGCCGGCTTGCCTCATAAGGTGCGAAGGCCATTCTATTTCTCCGATGCAGGCAGGGATTGAATGTTCATGTCGAACGTGCAAAGCGTGTCGCTTGTCCAGGATTCGGTCACCGAGTCCGTACCCATGCGCGACAGCACGAGCCACATGATTTTACCGATACGATCCAGCAGGCCCTGCGTGAGAGCCGGTTGAACCGTCAGAACCGACACGTCGCCATCGGCGGCCACTGCGTCAATGCGGAAGTAGTGCAGGTTGTCCTCGGTGTCCATGATGGCCAGGTTGCGCAGCACGCCGTCGTTCGTGAGGAACGCAGCAACGTCGTCACCCTCGACGCGCAGCGTGTTGCCCGGCACGTTGTCGCCGTTGTCCACCAGGTCTTCCTCCCACGTCGGGCACCAGAACACACCTTGCTGCCCCTTCATGCGCTCCAGGAAGGCATGTGCCAGGTCAACGTCTTCCTCGGTACGGTTGACATAGGTGAAACGCGTCAGGCGCTGCGTGAAGGGTGCGAAGTTGAACGGTTGGACCAGGCCCACCTGGTAGTCGACGTTCTCGACACCCGTGCTGACCTGTAGCGTCGGTGCGCTCGTCCAGTTCGGCTCGCGGTCCCACACCTCGACATCCTGGAACACCACGGGCGGCGCGGCCAGGTTGCGGGTTGCAGGTTCGCTGCCTGGCACCACGTTGAACATGATCATGTTCTCGCTCAGGCGTTCATTCAGGCGCCGCTGGCTGATGTTGTCGGCGAGAGATCCGAACAGCGCAGGGTAGACCATGGTGCCGGCCGGCCAGGTCTTACCGTTGCCATCGGGTGCCAGGAACTCGATGCGGTTTTCTTCGGGCACCAGGCGGTCCACGATGCGGGCGTCCATGTTGCCGTCGCCGTTGGCCAGCAGCACCACGGTGCCCAGCTGAATCCACGGCGGGATGCGTTCAAGCTGCACGCTGATCATCGTGGGTTCGAGGTCAGTGGTGAACGCGACGAATCGCGTGTACTCGGGCATGTAGAACCGGAAGCCCTGCCACGTCGCCAGGAATGCATCGAACTTGCGCTTGTCGCGGCCTGCCATCAGCGTCGTGAACTGCAACGACTTGCGGGGCACCGAACGGTTTGCCCGACGCACTTCCATGCGCCCACGGCTCACCTGCACTTCGGTGTTGTAGTCCCGCGTGATCTGATACGTCGCGCCCCAGTTGGGCGGCAGATCGAAGATGGGCACAGACATTGCGGTGGGCAGTTCGTCGCCATAGACGATGCTGTCGCGCATGGCCTGCGTGTAAGACCAGACGTAGATGTAGGGCATGTTCGCTTCCTTAGCCATTCGAATGGCTTTGTCGATCCAGGGCCAGATGTGATAGTCCCAGGCGTTCAAGATAAAACCGGTGAAGTAGTGAACCACGTCACGCGGATAACCAAGCTTGTTCTGTGCGGCGTCGAACGTCAGAGGAACCAGGTCGAGCCGGCCGGCGATGATCCAGTCGTAGTCTTCGATCTGCACGAAGTCGTAGTTGGGCGTCTTCCAGTGATCAGTCGGGAAGTTCATGATGTTCGTGAGATCGGATGCCGGCGACATGATCTGCGGCGTGAAGAACAGCAGCGTGGCATCAACGCGAACGTGCGTGCCATATCCGTTGCCATAGTTCATACCGTAGCCACCGCTGTTGAATTCTTCCTGCACCAGATCTCGGATGTGGTTTGTCGAGGCTCCCAGCTTGTCGCGCAACCACTCGGCGTATGCGATGTTCTCCGGCGTCAGCGGCTCGAAGATGTTTTCGATCCAGGGCGTCGGCACCGGCAGGCCGGTTTCAAGCTCATACTGAGCAACGGTGTACGGGTCGTAGATGCAAGGTGCGAACTTGCCCACGCCTTCCGAATAGCTGCCGTCCCACCACCACGGCTCCCCGATCTGAAACTTCACCGGCAAACCGATGGCCACGGCTTCACGGATCACCTGGATCTGTACTCGCGCCAGATAGTGCAACGCGTCCTGGCTAGTAGGCCGGATGAAACATGACGGGGGATACCAGCCCGACAACGCGGGGTTGCCGAGATAGTTTTTCTGCTTCCAGTTTTCCGGCATGAAGAAATTCAGAATTTCGTAGGCCACGGATTCAACGAACGTATAGCCGTAGCTGTGGATCTTCTGGAAGAACTGCTTCATGAACTCGATGGTGGCATGGTTCACCGGTGTGTCGGTATTGCCAGGGTCCGGGTAGAGTTCGCCGATGAACCAATACGCGTCGGGCTGGTTGGGCTTGAGCCGCGACACGATGGGCCAGTCGCCGATCACATCCTTGAACACCTGCGCCAGCTGGTTCGACACGGTGATGAGCGCTTGCCGGCCGAGTACCTGACTGCCCAGCACCGTGTCATATGCATACTCGGATTGCGCGAAGCCCGATGTGCTGGCACCGAGAAATGTGTAGGGTTCCTCGGCGATGATCTCGTTCTGGATGCCTCGCAGTTGCATGGCGATCAGATACGCGTCCGGCTCCGGCATCGTCGTGGCGCCAGGCGGCACCAAGGTGGTGGGATCAAACGGGTAGTCCATAGTTATGCCGAAGGTTGACCGTTGAAGTTGTAGATGGGTCCGTCCACGTCGCTGACCGGATCATACTCGCTGACCAGCACGTCGATGTAGCCGACCGTGTAGCCGTATTCCGCAATCTGCTGCGCCTCTGTGAAGATGAACTCCGGTGTCGACAGCACGGTGGTGCTGATAACGGCAGCGTTGTCCACCCGTCGATTCACGATGCGGTACTTCTGGCCTGGCGTGCTGGACACATCCCAGGTCATGCGGATATCGCTGAAACCGACAGGGCCGAGGAATTTAGCCAGGAACCCGGTGATGGGGTTCATCGGGTTGACCGGCAACTGTGCGTTGTTGTCCCACACAGCCGGAGGTCCGACAGCACCAGTGGGTTGATCCCATTCGGCAACGTCGAACCGGCAGTACAGCGCTTCGGAGCCGTAAGCCGCGATCTGCGCCGCCTTCGTGAACACCCATTGCGTAGTCGTGAGCGTGCCGGCGAACTGCAATGCGTTCGTGGTGACGTTCCAGTTGTTGAAGGTGAAGGACATGCGCTCCGGCCGGCCGGTCCACGAGAAGATGATGTCCCCGTTCAACTGCTTGCTGGCCAACAGGTTCTGCGGCTGTTGCAGGCCGAGCGGATCACCTGGCGTACCGACAAAGTTGGTGGCAGGGCCGCGCATTCCGGACGCAGGCACATACTCGCTGACCTCGAACACCACGTAATGCGCCTCTTGCCCATAGGCTGCGAACTGCTGCGCATAGGTGAACGTCAGGGATGCACTGGTCAACGGGCCTTCGGAGATAACTGCACCGGTGTCGCCGCGCTTGTTGATGTAGTACCAACCGGGCGCACCGGGTCGAGCATCCCAGCTGAAGACGATGTCCTTGTTCGGTTCCTTGCTGGCAGCGAGATTGGTGGGCGTCTTCAGCGTCGTCCAGTCCGGCGGCGTGAGCGCCATGTTGCGATCCAAGGCCATCGACGTACCCATCTCGTGGGCGGCGTCGTGGTAGCCCTGCACGGTGTAGTGGACCCAGCCGATGCCGTCAGCCATTTCGTTGCGGAATGTCGTGTACTTGTTCGCGTTGGGCACGTAGGAACCCATCTTGAACCCGATGCCTTCGAGCGACATGCTGGTCTGGAGATCTCGCAGCAGTTGCGCGCCTTCAGCATTGGTCTCGTTCGGCGGCGGATCTCCCCACCACGACGTGGTCGCACCTTGGAACCAGATCTCCAGGTTGGGGTTGCCCCAGTTGGCGCGCATCCAGGCAAGCATTGCGATGTTCGACGTGCGCCAGGCGGCCAGGATCGCCGGCCGCTGCGCAGGATCTGCAAACGCAATACCGGTGGTTTCGCCGGGGCCGGACTCAACGAAATGCGTGGGAACACGACCCGTCGCTTTCACGATGGTGTCGGCCAGGATGAGGTTCGGACCAGGTTGGTTGGTGGTAGGGTTCCACCAGTAGTTGTCGAGCGGGAAACCCGCCTGGTACGGCATGGGGTTGATCGGCGACGAACCGACTACCGTCATGACCGGCATGACCTCGACATCGCGCAGGCCGGCCGCCGCTGCGAACGCCTTGCGGAAGGTCGAAGCGGCAACCACGTCCTTGCGGCCGGGGCGGCCGGTGCCGCCGGGATTAAGCGGATCGGACAGATCGTTGAAGTAGCCGCCGATCAGCGAGTTGATGCCCAGCACCGGCATAGCCTTGACGAATGCGTTGTTGTCCTCGGGCACCAGCGTTTCCATGATGCCGCCGGTGATTGCACCCGGCGTATCGGGAATACCGCGACGGACACGCCAGCGCAGGAAAGACCAGGGGAACTGATCGCCCAGCGCAGCCACGGCGTCAGGCACATTCATCTCGACCGGCCAGTCGGCAGTGATCACGCCACCGTATTGCCGAGTGCCCGGCACGGCGATAGTGCGCATGATCTCAGTCGTGTTGATCGGGTGAAAGATGTCGACGTAATAGGTGTGCGGCGCCGGGTCGTCGATATAGGACAGCCAGGTAAACACGACATCGCCCCAGCTGTTGCGGGCAACGGACACGAACGTAGCAGCGCCGGCCGGCATGAAGTTGGCGCCAGGTGACCACGCCCACCCGAGACCTTGCACAATGATCGGCAGGTTGGCACCCCATTGTTGGCGCATGTAGGCGAACGTTTTCTTCATGGCCAGTTTGGTACGCGCAACCGATGGCTCCGGATCGCGGATACTCGCAAACTGGATCGCCTTCATGTCTTGCACGCCCAGCGACCAGAACACGGCCGAAGGTTTTGCTTCACGGCTGGCCTGGTTGATGCAGTTCAGCAGTGCCGGCCCCGGTGCATCGGCATCCACGTCCCACCACCACAAGCCACCCTGACCACCGTGTTCCAGGTCGAGCCGCGTGTCGTTGGGGTCGACCGCTGCGGCACGGTCTGCTGCGGTAGATCCAATCGAACCGTTGATCGCCTGCACCTGGCCGGTGGCAACGCCGAATAGCGCCGCAGCGCGTTGCGAGAACGCGTCGATGCCGCGATTGGGTTGACGGCCGATCACGAACTGCGCCGACATGGTGTGATCGCCAGCGAAGATGACATTGACGTTGTTGGTGCGGCCCGGTGCGATGATCTCGCCGGTGATCTTGTCTTGCCATGCAGTGCGGCCGTTGAAGTAATGGGACATCCCCTGATACTTCGTCCAGTGCCCACGGTAGCCGAGCTTGTAGACCATGTTGACCTGGCGGGCCGGCGACAAGTTGTAGCCGTCGTCGAAACCCGAGGTCATCATCAGTCCGTGTTCCGGTTGCGGATAATCGCGTGCCACGATGTGCGTGCGGGTGCCCGTCACCGTCATGTCGACGTAGTATTTCGTCGAGTTCGTGACCTCGGCGGGAGACGTGACCGACAAATACCTGGAGTAGAACGCATCGCAGGTGATGAACGGACCAGGTATCGTCGCATCGGCTTCCACATACCACTCGCCGGTGCCGAAACCGCTGCACGCGGCCACGACGATCTGGTTCTCCCGCGAACCGACGCCCCACACCTGATAACTGACAGTGGCATAGACCTCGTCGATCCAACGGAACGTCGGCTCCTGGTTGGCCTGCGGATCGTAAAACGGGTTGTTGAGGCAGTCGACCACCACCTTCACCGTGCCCGGGTAGGTTTCCTCCATCTCGACCACGGGCATGCGCGGGTATGACACCGTCATCTGGAAGCCCTGGTCTCCAGCGAAATGCTGGGCGCGGGCCGTGATCGTCACCCAGGCCGGCGTGTCGGGGATGCGGTAGACCTCGCTGGCCTTGATGAAAAATGTGCGATAGCGGGCCGGGGGCCACTTCGCGTTGTTGACGCCCACGCCACTCTCGAAGTCGAACCAGCTGTTCGGGCTGGGAGGCAGAGACAGGTTGGCGTAGATGTGCCCGCCGAATACAGCCCCTTCAGGCACGTTAAAGCGGGCAAGGTAGGTCAACCTATCACCCGGCGACAAAACCGCCCCAGGGACCGCGCCAACGATCCGCAGGGCTATCCGCGAATCCGAGATCCGCTCGATGCTGGTGACCGTGGCATCCCGCCCCAGGCCGTGGGACCATTCGAGGGTGTCGAACGAGATCTTGGAAATGTTCTTCGGTTCGATGGTGGGACCGTCGTATTGAGAGAACAGGCGGATGTCATCGAAGTCCAGGATGAAGATGTAATCGGTGCGGCCCTTGAACGGAATGATGTCGGCCGCCGGGATCGGGGTCCATTCCGCCTGGGGCACGATGACATTGGCCGGATAAGTCCGGCCGGTGTTGTACATGGGGTCGAGGGGTTCCCAGCGATTGGTCGCCGGGTTCAGCACGTATGGCGAAAGCCGGTAGGTGTACTGCACGTCGAACGACGTGATGGTCACCGTGAACTTGTCGACTTCGGAAGGGTTGGCCCGGAAAGCGAGTATGGTGCTTTCGTAATTGTTATCCGTCGCATACTTGAACCACTCGTGGCTGTAGTGGTCCTCGCTTTCCCAGCGCACCCCCATGAAGTCGGAGTTCGTGCGCCATTGGGCCGGCACCTTAAACCCACGCGCATTGATCGGGATGATCGTTCCCACCATCAAAGCGTTGTAGTCGATAGTCCAGTATTCGGGATGAAACCTGGGCATCACTACGTTGAACGGTTTCTCCGGCAGGTAGCGCGCAAGTTGGATGGTCAAGATAAGCCTCACATAGAAAGAACCCCTCGCACACGCGCCTGGTTCGCTTTCAGATAGTTCATGATCGCCTGGCCACCGGCCGGCGTATCAAGAGCGGCGGACAACACGCTTGCAGAATCGATAGCGTTGACGATTTTGATCTGAGCCGGCATCTGGTTCGCGGCACCACCGTTGTTGCGGTGACGCGGATCAGTGCTGGTCAAAACTTCCTCGTCGTCCTTCAGCACGCTCAACTGTTCGTTGGGCGCCATAGCTCGTTGTCCCCCGATGCCACCCGTATCATACGACAGGCTCGACAGAACCGACGCGGCGGTGAAAGTGCTGAAGCCCGACTGACCAGGCATGCCGCCAGAATGGTTCGTGCCGAGCCGGATGCCACCGGTGGGCATCGAGACGCTGGAACTTGCAGCCTGGCCGGCGCCAGCACCAGGCCCATACCAACCGAGGGCCGCAGCCACCATGTACAGGCCGTTCAGGATCGTTTGCTGCAAGATCATCTTCGCGATGCCAAGCAGCACCTCGCTGACCATCTGTGCGAACAAGGCCGGGATCTGCGACATGGCATCGCGCCAGGAGATAGTGCCGCTGGCAGCATCCCAAATGCCTTGCGCCACGCCGAGGAACGCCGTTGCACCGGTAGAGCCGATGCTGTCGATCACTGCGCCAACGTCGATCAGCGGCTTCGTCAGACTGGTCTTGATGGTTGCCTGCTGCTGCATCAACTTCGTCTTCGCGATGTCCGCGTTCGGCCCGCCAATGGCGTTCCACATGGCAATCGAATTCTGGATGGCAGTGGTCAGTTCCGCATTCACGCCTTGCAGCTGGAATTGCAGCGACTGCACGGCACCCAGGTTGCCCTCTTGCTCTTGCTGGTACTTGATCTGCTCTTGCAGAAGAGCGCGCTGCGCCATCAGGTTGTTGACGGTTTCCTCGGCGTCCGCAACCTGGCGGGACTGGCGGATCTTTTCGGCGAGTGCAATGCCTTCCTTGGATGCCGCGTCCAGGCCGGTCTCGGCCAGGGTGTTGGCGATCTCCGCTTCAGTGTTGGACAGCTTGATCTTGTTGATGCGTTCCGTCAGTTCCTTGTTGATGCGCTCGTAGGCAGTCTGCTGCTTCTTAGCCAGGTCTGCCGCTTCGGTTTCTTCCTTCGTCAGGCCGGAATCCAGGATCGGCTTGTTGCCACCCATGAGACGCGCCGCCCAGGCACGCAGGTCACCCGCCGTCTGGTTCTTTCCGAACACCTCGGGGTTGGCACGCACCGACTGCTCACTGACGATGTTCTTGGCCAGTTCAGTCGGGTTGGCCAGCAGCACCTTGATGGCATCGCCAGCACCGAGGAAGTGAGCAAGGTAGGCGTTGCCGGCGGTCGGAGCCTGACCCGCGTTGACCAGCTTCGCGATGTTCTCCTGCGTGAAGTTCTCCAACACCTTCAGCTGCGTGTCGCGGTTCTGCTCGCCAGTCTTGTATTGCAGAATGGCGGCGTCGTTCATCTTCGCGGCTGCGGCCGGGAAAACCTTGGTGAACTGCTCGATCCAGGTTGCATCGACGAACTGACCCAGGCCGGCGGCCGACGAACGCTTATTGCGAGCGTCCGCGTTGCCGGTCGATTCGATGCGAACGATGCGGTCGATGAGACCTTGCGCCACTTTCGGCGTTTCGGTCAAGAGCGCCTTGTCCATCTCGGCGTAGATCGCGCTGATGCGTTTCTGAATCGCGTCCTGCGCTTCCTGCGGCAAACCGAGCGGGTCTTCTCCCATCGCACTGACGAGAGTTTCCGCCTGCTTGCCAAGCTTGGCCAGGGAGTCGTTGCGCTTCGCCTCGGCCGCCAGGCCGGGGATACCCTCGCGAATGCTGTTCAGCGCCTCCTGGTACTTCTTGAGCTTGTCGGTGGCATCGGTGATGGGGTCAGTCTTCTTGAACTCGCCGTTGAGTTCCTTCATCGCCTCGGCAGCTTCCGTGGCCGTGCCAGTCAACGCCTTGACAACCAGGTTGGCCGTCTTCAGTGCGTCGGCAGTGCCGCGTGCCTCATCCGCCGAATTCAACAGGCCGAGAGTGAATTCCTTCAGCGCCTTGTTGTTGGTCGACTGGTTGATGCCGTCAATGCGATCCTTGAACTCTTGCAGGCTGATAGCTCGCGACTTCAGATCGTCCAGGGCTTGCACGATTTCGTTGACGCTGCGCTTGTCTTCCTGCGACACCATAGGTTGGTTGGCGATGCGCTCGAAGTACGCAGCGCTGTCGCGCATCTTCGCCGTCAGCTGGTCGTAGTTGGCATTCAGCGCGGCCAGGTTGGAGACAGCCTGAGCGCCGGTGACGCCCTTGATCTTGTCGGCCCATCCGTCTGCGCTCTTACCGGCCTTCTCGTAGCTGTTGCGCACCGCGTCGACAATCTGGTTGTGCTTGGCCATCGCGGTGGTCGCGTCGTCGGTGCGCGTGGACCAGTAGCCGATTGCGGTCGTGATAGCGGCAATGGCGATGCCAACCGGCCCACCAAGCAACTGCAATGCGGTGCCCCAGGAACGGGTTGCCACGGTCGCAGCGAGGAAGGCGGTACGAGACTGCGCGGCCCGTGCCGCCAGCGCTGCCGTGGCCACGTTGCTGGCTTGCAGCTGCGGCACCAGACGTTGATAGGCGACAGCCAGGTTACCGACGTAGCCGGCCAGTTTCAGACCGATGAACGCGCTCGTGGCCAACACAATGGCGTCCATGTGATCGGGAATAACCGCGAGCGCGCTGACCAGCTTACCCAGGCCGGCCGATACCTTCGCGATGAAGGACTGGAACTCGGGGCTGGCCAGCGAAGCATTGAGCTTGTTCAGCGCTGCCGTGAACGCATCAATGAAGCCCCCGTTGGCGAACGCAAGACGCGTCTGGTAGATCTGGTTCTGGAACCGACCGATGGCGGTAGTGGTCGAGGTCAGCGAAGATTCCAGCTGACGGCCGAAGCGACGATTCAGTTCATCGGCGAACTTCGACAGGGCATCACTGGTGACCTCGCCGTTCTGCATGGCGGCGTCCAGCTGCGCCGTCGTCTTGCCCAGCGCGGCCGCCATGATGTTGAACGCACCAGGCAGACGGTCGCCCAGCTGACGACGCAATTCTTCTGACTGCACTTTGCCCTTGGACACCATCTGCGTGAGCGCCAGGTAGGTGCCCTGCATGTTGTCCAGGGACAGCTTGTTCACCCGGCCGGCTTCAGCGACTGCCAGGAAAATCTTGCGGGTTTCTTCGCCGGCCAGGTTGGTGCCATTGGTTGCCACGGCAAACTTGCCGTACTCGTCGGCCAGCACCTGGAAGCTGATGCCCAGCCGGTCGGCGGTGCGCCGCAGGAAGTCGAGTTCCGACGATACCCGCGACTGATCCCCGTTGAATACGGCACCCAGGCGGTTCTGCGCAGCCTCCAGCGACTGGAAAGCGGTGATGACCTGGCCGACCTGCCCGATGGCGTTTTGCAGGCCCAGGTAAGCCGCTGCAAGGGACAACACCTGGCCACGGATACGCTGGGTGAAGTCGAGCGAACGGCGGGCGCCATCGTTGTATTCCTTGAGCGCCTGATTCAACGCGTCCTTGCGTTGCTTGGCGACGGTGTCTGCTGTGCCGGCCGCAGTCGTGGCAGCAGCAGACGCTGCGGCAGCAGACGCGTTCGCACGCAGCAGATTGTTGACGTTCGCCGTCGACGTACCCAGCGCCACCGTGGCCGCCGCCGTGCGCTTCATCGCGGCGTCGACGTTCGACATCGCGGCGTTCACGCTTTGCGACGTGGCGTTCTGGCTGCGCAGTTCACGGTTCAACAGAGAGATGGCGGTCGACAGTTCGGCCGGCGCAGCCTTGGCTCGATTGGCGCTGTCGGCAAGCGCACGCAACGCGTCCGCCTCTGCCTTCGTGGGCGGCCCGGCGCGCAGCAGTTCTTCGGTCAGCTTTGAAACGGACGCCAGCGGCGCGGCAAAGGCATCACGGCTTTGCGACAACGTCGCGTCGGCAAGAGAGCGGATCTCCGTCGCAGCACGGCGCTGTGCAATGCCAACACGGTTTGCAGATTGTTCGGCAGCAGTTTGGGCATTGGCAAGTTGCTCCTGCGCAGTGGTGGCGGCGTTCACCGTCGACGACAATGCTTGCAGCTGGTTGCGCTGCTCTGCGACGGTGGCACTTTGACGTTCGATGGTTTTGCCGGCGCGGTCAGCCTGGTTGGCCAGCGTGCGATATGCCGACTCAACGGTCGACAGTTGCGCTTTCAGGTTGGTGTTCGATTCGCTTGCACGCGAGATCGACGCACGCAGTTCTTCGACACGTTGCGATGCACGACGTGCGCCTTCTGCAAAGGCAGCAGACTCTTGCGTGGGGAAACCGAGATTCGTGCGGCCGGCGCCACTGGCCACGGCCTTGTTCATCTTCGCCAGTTCGGTCTCGGCGGCGCGCAGTTCCACCTTCTGCGATTTCAGTGACTCGTTGCTCTGTGCCACTTGATCACGAAGGCGGCCCTGCACGCTTGCCGCAGACTGCATCTGACGCTGGTAGGACTGAAGCTCACCCTGGCTATTGGCCAGCGCTGCCTCCTGCGCCTTGAGCGCCTTGTTGGCCACGATCACGTCGTCGGCCATGCGCTCGAAGACTTTGTCCCGTCCCAGCTTGGACATAAGCGTGCTGGCTTCGGCGACAAGAGCGCCGAGCGAGCTACCAGCATCCTTCGCGCTGGCGCCCACTTTGCTCTGCGCCCCGTTCAACTTTTCCAGTGCTGCGGTGATGGCGTCTACCGCTTTCGACGCCTCATTCCGCATCCGCACTGTCAGTTCAACATCACCCTTGTTCGCCATTGCCAGCATCCTCAACGAATTCTTGAAAGAGCTTCGCGCTCTCTCTGTCGAGACATGCCGCGATAGCTCGCTTAGTCCATACTGCCTGGTTGGCGTCTTGTATTGCTATGCGCTCTTTGACCAGCGCTGCTTCATCAATCAGCCAACCAATCGGGTACTTCGTGGCGTTCGTGTGTCCGTTCGCCAGAAGCAAGCTCACGTCCCTTCGGATTGAACCGAACCAGCGGGTAATGCTTGGCTTACTTCGCTCAACGTTTCGTTGAACACCGCGAGAGCGCTGGTTACGGTTCCGAGGAACTTTTTTACTGCGCCGTCCTCCTGCCGGCCAAAGGTGAGCATTGCGATTTTTTCCAGGGCTTCGCTCTGCGTCGGGAACGCCAGGCGCTGAATGTTCTGGATCGCCTGCTCATCCATGCCGCAGCCAGAAGCGACGGAGATGATAGCCGCCGCGACTTCCGGGGCTTCCTTGATGAATGTACCGAGGGCGGCCTTGACGGCTTTTTTCTTATCGGCCTCGTCACCCAGGAAACGCAGGTAGAGGTCGGCCATGATGACTTTGTGGCGGACGAAGATGGCTACGATGTCCTCGAAGGACAAAGCCCTGACACGGAAGACAACTCCCGTGCCAGGGATGCCGATCGTCTCTTCCGGCAGCGAGAAGCTGCGGAAATCAATGACGTTCGACATGTTCGCTCCTTACGGGCCGGCGTTGGCTTTCGCCTGGCCGTTGACGTACACCGGCGCCAGCGGGGCCTTGGCCAGGATCTCGAAGTTGAAACCCAGCTGCTGCCACTCGTCGCCCTTCAGTTCGAAGTCGCCGTTGGGGGTCAGCTTGACCCAGGGCCACAGGTAGTCGTACTGCTCGCCGGCCGGGTTGGCCGAGACGTACATCAGTGCGCCTTCGATGGTCTTCGAACCGCCGACGATCTGCACGCGCTGCGAAGCGCCCACATCGAACGTCGCCGTGATGCCAGTACCATCGGCGATGCCGCCGCCTTCCAGCACGGTCAGCAGGCCACGGCTGGCGTCGATCACGTAGTCGGTGCCGGCCACGTAGGTCGTTGCAGGAGTCGTGGTGTTCGTCACGACGACGTTCGATACCAGGCGGGCACCGGCCGGCGCGGTCGGCGACACGCCCAGCTGGAACGTCAGGCCTTGCTCCACCGTCTCGGGAGCGATGACGGTGACGGTGCCCGTGCCGGCCGCCGTTGCGACGGTGTTGTAGTCGCCCAGCAGCAGCATGGCCAGGTTGGCGGGTTGGATCGAGTCGGTCACCAGGGAGCCGGAACGGTCCAGTTGCAGCTGCACCGATTCGTCCTTGATGCGCACGCCTTCGTCGGACGAGTAGTGATCCAGGTTTTCCGACTCCGAGGTCATGTTGATCGACGGGGTGTTGCCGATGTAGCGGAAGCCGGAGGGAACCTGCGTGCCGGGCAGGAAGGGTGCGAAATGCACCTTGCCGCGACCCAGGGTGTAGTTTTGCGGAGAAGCCATGTTTGTTCACCTCGTGAATATGGCGTTGGATAAACCTAACCGGCCGTGATGATCCGGTAAGGGTCTTGACGATCTTCGACGATGCGAAGGGTGAGAACCAGCCAGAAAAACGAATACGGACTAATGTTTTCCTCGCTGGGGCGAACGATGCCGGGGCTAACATTCAGCTGATCCACCGCCCCTTGCATGGACAGGATATTACTCGATCCCAGTTGCGGGTTGGGACTGGTCAGGCGGGTGCGCTCCAGCTGGAGGCATTGCTTCACGGCGGCCATCAGGATATGGCAGTTATCCGTGGGCACGTTTTTCTTGTCGACGATGTCGCCTTTGATCAGCAGTTCCCAGCGGTCGTGCGAGGACTTACCTTCGATAGGTTGCGTCGACAAGTCGGGTTGCTGCGGCGATTCGAGAATGGAAACCGTGATGTCGGGATCGCTCTCGCCCAGCTTGTTTCGACCCCTGAAGACCTTGCCGCGCAGATCAATCGGCTCGCCAAAAATCGAGCCGCGATAAAGCGGTTCACCCTGCGCATTTTTCGTGTCAGGGTTGATGGTCTCAAGTGCATCGGACAAATTGCGCAGGATGCGCAGGCGAAGCGGTATGGTGGTGTCTTGCGAATGATCAGCCACGACGTTGAACCTCCAATAGTCGTAGAAACTCGGTCTCAAGATAGCTTTCGACGCGTGGCGCGATCTCCGGCGCCACCGTGCGAAATACCTGGTCGACCGAAGGGCCGTACAGCAGGAACAGGTTGGTGTTGATTTGCTGGATACGGGTCTTGTTGGCCAGCTTCTCACCCGGTCGAAGCCGAATGGCCAGGCCGAGGTTGTACTTGGTATCGGTCAGCTGCGAGCCAGCGCGAAGGCGCATCAGGAATGCACGCTTCATGAACTTCTCGCTGCCAGGCTTGACCTCGACGCGCACGCCGCCTTCTCGCCGCGTCACCCCTGGGTCTCGCGTGTCAGTGAATCTGGCCAGAGATGTGGCGCGTTGGCGGCCGACCAGCACCGCCTCAAGATCGTCACCACGAGCTTTCTTGCGCACCTGGAGCCTACCGTCGCGGCCGGTCAGGTATTCCTTGCCGAAGTTGACCTGGCGCATGATCTCTTCGGCTGACCGGGTGCGCGCCCAGTCGATGGTTCGGTTAACCGCCTGCCTGGCAGACTGCGATACCGCCCCGTCCAGGTCTTGGATCTGGCGCAGGGCGTCCGCATAGCCCTCTACAGCGACGAGATAGGGGCTGGCCATGGTCAGGGTGCCTCGGGCACGGGAAAAACGATCTTGCCGCGTTCTACGGGGTCCAGGGCGTCAAGGCTGTCGTATAGCTGGCGTGGCAATGCTCGATAGCAATCGAGAGTGACGGTGATGTCGTCGGGCGGTCGAACGTCTTCAACCCCATACGCCTCGTCCTCTTCGAACAAGAACAAGTCGCCAACCGCGGGGTCCGGGACTCGGTCTCGCATGACGATCAGTTTGGGCGAAACGTTGGCGCGTTCGGCGTAACCCAGGCTTTCAAGTTCTCCTGCGAAGTCGTTGGTGACGTTGGTACGGGCCACGGTTAGGCGCGCATAGGTGAGTGTGACCGACCCACCAATGGAAACGCGCCAGCAAGGCAAACGCATAGTCGCGTCGACTTGCTGGCGCGCTTGGCGCTTGATGGAGCGCCAGTTCATCAGTCCACCTTGTTGTCCTTGGCGGCGGGCTTGACGGCCTTGGCCGCATCGACAACCGCCGACACGTCGGCCGGCTGGGCAACTTGTTCGGCGATCAGCGCCACGGCGCCAGAACGTTTCCAGTAGCGCATTTCCTCGGGCGTCACATCCAGTTCGGTGCCCACGGGGATCTGCACCAGCTGCTTGCTTTCGGGGTCAACCCGTTCGATGAGTTTCAGAACCTTCACTTGCATGACGTTCTCCTGATCAGAATGCCGACTTACAGGTCAGCGTTGGCGCTGCCGCGACGGCCACCGGTCTTGCTGGCGGTGCCCTTGGTCGAGGTCTTCGCGTCTTCGGCGCCGGACGAGGTGTCGTCATCGTCGCCACCTTCCTTGCTGTCGGCCAGTTCGTTCACGGGCTTGCGCAGCAGCTGCACCTCGGGCGTCTGACCTTTGGTGATGTCCTTGACCTCTTCGGCGGTGAAGTCGAAGGCTTGGCCGGGCTTGACGGTGACGCGTTCGTTATCGCGCACCAGGGTTATGGCGGCCAGGGCAATGAGTTTGGGCATGGTGTACTCCAATTCGTTTAGGTGAGAAGACCGCACCTCGCGGTGCGGCCCTCAGTTTCGCAGGCCGGCTTAGGCCACGCGGATGCGGAAGGTGGCGTTGGGTTCGCCGGGCACCATCAGGGGCGCGGACTGGCCCAGGATGTATTCGACGGACGGGTCGTTTTCCACCCAGTTCTTCTGGAAGTAGCTCATCGCACGATAGCCGGCTTCGGCATCGTGGATGGCGCCGAACATCTGCACGCCGTCGACCGCGCCGATACCGACCACGTCGTTGGGGTTCAGGAAGTCCTGCGACACGCCGTTCTCGTCGTCGTAGCTCTGCGAGTAGACCCAGCATTCCAGCTGACCCTGACCGTTGCGACCTTGCACGTAGCCCACGAATTCCGCGCCGTCGAACCCTTCCAGCACACGGCTGATATCGGTCTCGGAACCACGGAAGCGCGTGTCCAGCAGATTGCCGCTCTGCGGGTTGTCGAAGCCCATGCGGGTCGCGAACAGTTCCCAGGCATTCGTGCCGAAGATGATGCGCTTGATCTTCGAGCCGGACAGTTCGAAGGCATTGCGACGGGCGCTGCGCAGATCCAGCAGCGGCTTGGCGGTGGCCTGGTCCCACTTCGCGGCGCCGGCCAGCACGACGGTCAGCGACGGATCGCGGTTGAAGTTCACCGTCTGCGCCGGGTAGTCCTCGCCGCTGATGGTGACGGTCGCGTTGATAACGGCCTGCGCGGCCAGCCATTCCAGGCGGTTCTGGTAGCGGGTGTCATGCTCGCGCATGATTTCGCCGATCACGGCCAGGCGGCGTTGCGCGTTGGTCAGAGGCTGGTACGGGGCTTCGCCCGGCACACGCTGGATCACCATCGACGCGTCGACCGGCGCCTTCATCTTGATGTAGGCCGGCGACAGGCGTTCCATCTTGGAACCCTGACGGCGGACCACGCGACCCTGCACGTTCGGGGCGACGAAGGGGGCCAGCGACTTGTAGCGGCGGTTGGCGCGCTCGAAGTCGATGTAGGGGGTTTCGAAGTTGATCTGGCGCGGGAAAAATGCGCGCCAGAACTGTTCGATGGTAACGACACGCTGCCGCATCGCGGTCAGGGTGGCCAGATCGAGAATTTGCAATGCCATGATGTGGTTCCTTGGATCGCGTTGCGTTTACTTGAGGATGGTGCCGACCTTGATGTCGGTCAGCGCGAAGAGGGTCTTCATCATGGGCAGCGTGATGGGCGGATTGGCACCCATGTTGACCACGATTTTCTCCCAGTTGAAGTAGCCGCCCGTGTAGTACGGACCCGACTGACCCGACGGGATGGCCACGGCCGAAATGCCGGCGATCTTGGTGCCGGAGGGCGGGGGAGCCGAACCGTCGAACGGGGTGATGGTGCCGTCTTCCATCAGAACGACGATTTCGTACTGACGGATGGTGCCGCTGGCGACGGCGCGGTCGGTCGTGATCGGGGCCGAGCCGGCCCACAGGTCGACGGGCGCCGGGATGTCCAGGGTGGACGACGAAGCGAGAACGGGATATTCCATGTTGGACTCCAGAGATGATGAGTGTGCTTACGCAGCCTTCGGCTTGCGGCCGGTGGCGCCGAACCAGGACGCGTCGAACTGCGCCAGGACTTCCGTGTTGGCGCCCGAAGCGCCGGCCTTGTCGCCACTGGCAACATCCGCCGGGGCGACGGGCTTGCCACCGGTGTGCGCGGCCATGGCGGCGTCCAGGGGGTTCGGGGCAGTCGCGGCCGGAGCGGCAGGTGCGGCAGGCTTGCTGGCGGCCAGCATGCCCTTGGCGTCTTCCACCGACATGCGCGTGTTGAACGCCAGGTGATTGGCCAGGCTCTGGTTGGCGGCGGCGCCTTCCAGGCTCATGATTTCCTTGATGCGCTGCTGTTCGGCAGCTTGAATCGCGGAAGCGTCGAGAACGGGAGCGGCCGGGGTTGCCGGGGCGGCAGCGGCAGCGGCAGCGGCGGGGACAGCCGGGGTTGCGGCTTGGGCCGGCGCAGCAGCGACCGGAGCGGCGGCAGCTTGTTGGGCGGTTTGCATATTGGATGACTCCATCGAAGTTGCGCCGGGGAGCGCGGACATGAAACTGGAAACTGCTTCTTGCACAGAGGCGACCGAATCGGCCAGCCCCATTTCAACTGCCTTCTTGCCTCGGTAAGTCTTAGCCTCGGTGTCGAAGACGGCTTTTTCTTCCAAGCCGCGTTGCTTCGCTACAGTGCTGACAAACTCGGCTCGCAATTCGTCGATGTTGGCCTGGATATCCTTGCGAACTTCGTCCGGCAGCGGTTCCAGAGGGTTACCGTCGACTTTATGCTTGCCGGAGTGTATCAAGGAAATCTTGATTCCCAAATTGTCAAGCAAGGTCGACACGTCGGCGTGCATGGTCAGAACGCCGATGGAACCCACCACCGCAGACCGAACAACGGTCATCTTGCTGGCGGCCGAGCCGAGCGCATAGGCAGCGCTGGCGCACAGCGTGTCGACCAGCGCCAGCGACGGTTTGACCGAACGGCTTTCCATGATTTCGGACGCCAGTTCAAAGCAGCCCGCCGCTTCACCACCAGGCGAGTTGATGTCGAACACGATGCCCTTGACGTCGTCATCCGCCAGCGCTGCACGCATCTGCGAGCGGATGAAGTTGTACCCGGTGGCGCCACCATACGAACCGCTGAAGCGATTCAACAGCGAGCCATGGATCGGAATCACGGCCAACCCATTGGCGAAAGCGAAGGGTTTGCGGGGCGCGTCAGCTTCGGTGGAGCCGTAGCTCATCGAAAGCTCTTTGCGCGTTTCGAGCATTTGCGCTTCACCTTGTTCGAAGGTGAGCGCCGCCAGGCTTTCCAGGCCCGACTGAAAACGCGATACATCGACGGGAAACAGCAACACCTCGCGATGGTGCAGCCGGTCGAGCGCGTTCATTACGGCACGGTGGCTCATTGATCAGTCCTCGTAGTCAGATTGAACGGAATCGTCGTTGCCTTCGCCACGAACGGTCTTCTGCACTTCGTTGCTGCCGGGCTTGGATGCGTCCATGGTGAACGTCAGGCCCATTTCTTGGATCATGCGATCTTCGCGCTGACGTTGTTTGAAGATCTCGCGGAAATCTTCGCCCAGTCGTGCGCATTCCTTTTCGAAGGTAGACAGGCCCGACTTGATGCGCATCATAGCCGACTGGGTTTCCTTCAACTCGTCGATCTGGCCACGGCCGGCGCCGATCCAGCCGCACTGTGCAAGCGCCGCCTTGACGAGGGGGTCACGATAGAACTTGTCCTTGCTGAAGCCGGGATACATCGGCAGGTTGCCCGCCATGATGTCTTCTTCCAGCCACAACGTGTAGATCTCGGTGGCGACACGGTCGGCGATCAGTTTCTTGCGCGACTGCGTCATCTTGAACGCTTCGTTCTGACCGGCGCGAGCGGACGAGTAGTTGACCTTGCTGTAATCCTTCGAGAACTGCTCGTAGGACAGGCCCAGGCCTGCGGCAATGTAGCGCAGCAACGATTCTTCGAAAGGCGTTCCAACACCACCGGGAGTCCCCATGGGCTGCATGCGCAGCTTCGTGTTGGGGAACAGCTGCGGGATCTTGGCACCATCAATTTGAATGGCGCCGGCAGCACCCATGTACTGAGCCAGCATCGACATGTAGTCGTAGGCCACGGCACCGAAAGTGGTCTGACCTTGACCCATCGCAGCCGCAACCATATCGGCCGGCAATTCCGATTCCAGGGCGGCGGCATACGAGGCGTTTACCACCGCGTTCTGCAACGTCACGTCCTGGAAATTCTTGGTCATCTTGATCTGCTTCAGCACGGACACCATGTCGCTGATGCCACGAGTCTGTTCGGGATCGAGAGCGTCCTGGATGTGCAGAACCTGCATGCGACCCCACGGCAACCGGAACGGAATTTCCTTCCAGTTGAACATGTGCGTCAGCGTGTTCAGACCGAGATAGTCGTAGGGGCTGTTGGTGCGGATGAACGCCGATACTGGCGCACCCCAATCATCAAGCTTGATGCCACGACGCAGGTACTTGTCGTCCATGCGCATGTCAGGATTGCACAGTCGGTCGGGCGAGACAAACTGAAATGCAGTGGCGCAGGGGCGTGTGGAGGAACGCTTGTACTCGCCCGTGCCCAGCACTTCGCCTGTCACCATGAACTGTGCGATGGACATGCGCACGATGCCAGTCAACGTCAGACGGCCGCCGGCATGTAGCCAGCATTCGTTGGAGTCGCTGATCAGGTTGAACCGTGCTTCCACTTCCTGCTGGAATTCTTCAGCCCAGCCTTCGTCAGCGCCAAGCACACGGTAGTTCGGGTTGGAGTTGAGGCGGTATTGATTGCCGACGATGCTGTCGCGATGCGCGTTGATTGCACCCAGCATGTAGCCGTCGTTCATCACCACATCGCGGCTGCGGGCATCGGCCACGTCCTTGACGGGACTGATGATCGTGTCGGCCGGGCCCATCGGCGGGTTCCAGGTGGCAAGCTCACGGGTGTTGCGCTGCGCACCCTCCAGGCCGCCACCCAACGCCTTCTCGCGAAGGGGCATGAGTTCGAATTCGGTAGGTAGAGTCATGGCTTAGAAGATGAAGGTGAGAGGACGGGTCGGCGCTGCCTCGGTCCCGCACGGGCCGATGCCCAACAGGCTGCGCAGTTGCAGGATGTAGGAGTAAAGAGCCTGGCGGTTGGCGCTGGTGTATTCCACCTGCTCACCGTTCTGGTCTTTGATCACTCGAATGCCGCCACCCATCACCAACTGGTGATAGGCAAGTTCGGCTTCTTTCAGACGCTGCATGAGCAGCTCTTTGCATTCAGGGGTAAGAGAAGTCATCACGCAAGCTCCCGGGCAAGTTTGGCGAAATCATACTCGCGGGCTTCCACTGCCGCAAATTTTGTAATACCCTCCGCGTTTTTCACGTAGGGGTTCCGATCCCACTCGGCGCACCACGGCATCGGGTTCGACCAGTCGATTCGCTCCACGTTGATCATCTTCGTCAGGCACAAGCCGATAGCGTAGTAGCTCAAGTCCCACGCCTCATTTCGCTTCGCCTTCTTTTCCCACCCCTTAGCGGAACGCGTCTCTGCGCACATCTCATCGTAGAACCAGTCCTCCAGCCAGTCAGGGAATCGCAGCATGCCCTTGCCTGGTGTCACGCAGTCCAGCCTGTTGTCCAGCATGTCTTTGATGGCGTTGGAGTTGAGCAGATAGACAGGCACGTCACCGCGAGCGGCCGCCATGTTCTTGTGATCGCTGGAATCGGGCCAGGTGACGCGAACACGTTCTCGGTTCGGCAACGGATCGCCTTTCAACAGAATGAAGCGGTGTGCTTCACCAGCGGCCTTCAGCTTGCGCCAATACGCGTATGCGTTCGCCGTCACGCCTGCCTTACCACCCGAGTCGCATCCGGCCATCTTGATGCCCATCACGCGCCCCGAGTCGTCATCGAGCGAGTACGTCTTGTTCAGCACATGCTCTGTTATCAGATCCCAGTCTTCCTGATACGTACCAGGCTTGACCCATTCGAACTGACCTTCCACGTCGGCTTCATCATCCACGCGTTTGGAATAGACAATCTTGTCGCGGTCGATCAGAACCATGTCGAACGGATAGCCCGGCAAAACGCCGAACACCTGGTAGATGAACATGTTCTTCTGCACGTCGATGGTGGCAACGAGAAAACGCACACCGTGCGGCACGGTTTTCCTGCCGAGCGATTCGGCACGAGCCTTTAGTTCTTCAGGCATGCGCAGATCGCTCATCATTGCGCGAGGGTAATAGGGTTCGGCCAGGTCGGTGTTGAAAAATGTCTGAAGCTTGCCTTCATCACCGGTGCGCTCATATTCCTCTTCGGCGGTCAGATACTCGCTGACAAGACCGCGCCAAGTGGTGAACGCTGCGGCAGTACCGTTCAGCCACCAGGATGCCATGTCAGATGATCGGCCGACGCCATGCACAACGCCATCAGGCGTGATGGTTTGCCCGTCCTTCAGCCATCTCCCGCGAACGTTCATACTGTAGCGCGACGACTGCTCAATGCGCCCGTCACAATGTGGGCACTGCATGTACGTGGTGTCGGCGATCTCGGGGATGCTGCCCAAGCTCTTGTCGAACTTCAGCATAGAAAAATCGGGGCTGAAAAAATTCGAGCAGTGCGGGCAGGGCCAATACCAGCGGCGACGATCCCCACGGTTATAGAGCGCGAGAATGCCAGTGGTTGGCGGCGCCTCGTGCGCCGACGAACGCATCCACTTCGGATCAAGAATGGGTCGAGACGGCGACGACTCCGCGAACGTCATTGCAAAGCTGCCGAACGTGGTGGTCCGCTTTGCAGCCAAGTCGAACGGGTTGCCGTCGCCGTTGATGTCGTCGTCCATGCGGTCGTAGTCGGTCAGCACAGCACGACCAATTGGCTTACCGGCGAACTCAGTCACAGACGGCCACGACAACGTCAGCAGCATTCCGTTGATGTAGGTCTTGTCGAGAACGTTATCGGCAGAGGTGCCAATACGAATGTGCTTGCCGATGTCCTTGCTGTGAATGTGCAGACGATCAATACGACGATTGCTGAAGTCTCGGGCCGCCGCCATAGATGGGTTATAGACAACCATGTCCATCGGTTCGCATGTGACATGGTAGCCCACGCCGTTTACGACGATAGCGTCGGTTTTGCCCGACTGCGCCGGCCCGCAGAACGCAGCCTTATTCACGTCGCGGCTTGACCAAATGTCGCACGGCTCAACCATGTACGGCGTCATCTCGTTCTTCCAGTCGCCGATATACGACCCGGGCTGATGCACCTTTCGGAATCGAGTGGCGGCCTGCGATACGGTCAGCCGTTCGGTAGGAGTGAATATGCTGGCCAGGTCATAGAAAATATGATCCAGCGTTTCATAAATCACGGCGTCAGAGTTCATCATCTTCCTCCGCAGTGGCCAATTCCTCGTCGGTGGTTTCTTCCGCCGGCGCGTCTGCTTCGTCGCCAGGCACAGGAGTTTCGGGACGAGGTTGGAACTTGGTTTGCAGTTCGGTGGCGATACCCTTGAGCGTTTCGTCGATGACAGTCTCGATCAGTTTGCGCTGTTCGTTCGTCATCGCTGTCTCACGTTCAATCTGGTCGCCCATCAATCGAATTTTCATGGCCACGGACTTGAACGCATCACCAACCTTCTGCACCACCTCGTTGGTGTTCCACAGATCTCCGGCTTCACGAAGATAAATTTGTCGAGAGCGTTGGCCGGCCCAGTATTCCTTCGTCAGATCCTTCGGCAATTCGCTGAAGTTCATCGTGCGAATGTAGTCGCCTACGTTCTTGGGCTTCACGATCAGCGGCAGCACGTCGGACAGCTTGTAATACTTGCCGGTGCCCTTCAACATCTGCGGCTCCAGGTTAGCGAGCTTGGCGCGCACAGTCTTGTCGGTCAAATTGAACAGCTTGCAGATGTCGGCGTTGGTGGCCAGGCCACCGACGATGGTCACGCTGTCCGATGGGATCTTAGTTGCCATAAACGTGTTCTCCGATGAGTTGTGCCAGGCGGCTACGAGGAAGCAACAAAAGCGCCTGGATGTGGCGCTCGTGGTAGGGCTTCATATCACGCAAGCCGCTCTTGAATTGTGCGTAGGTGGGATAAGCCACACCGAGCAAAAGAGCCGTTTGCGTGGCCCCCAGCCCGGTGTGTTTCTCAAGTCGCTGTATCTGGTTCACGGTGTATATCCAGTGCCATGTGTGCAATGAATATACACCACCAGGTCTACATCTCTTCCAGCGCAGTGGCGAGACGGTCTGCCAACACAGCATCACCGCGCAGCTTCGCGATGAGGCGTTGCAATCGCACGAACATTGCGTCCTGTGCGTCTTTCTTCTCCAGAATTCGCTTCACAACGAACTCGTCGAGTGTGCCAATGGCCATCAAGATATGCACGATGACCAGGTTCTTCTGTCCCTGTCGAGCCAGTCGACCGACCAGCTGTAGAAAGAGTTCTAGCGACCAGATGACATCGAACAGAACCAGGTGATGGCCGCCTTTTTGCAAGTTCAGACCGTGGCCCGCGCTCTGCGGATGCACGAACATGATTGGCACTTTACCCTTGTTCCACTTCTCGATGAGCTTGCCTTCCTTGTCGAGTTCAACGCCTTTCGGAAAAGCCTTCTTCAACCTGTCCAGCGATGACTTCCAATGGTATGCGACAAGCACCGGCTTTCCGTCCAGGGCTTCGATGATGCGCTCCAACTCTTCGATCTTGTGATCGTGCAGTTTGTGAACCACGTTGCGCGGCTTGAAATCACCGGTGATCGGATCTTCCTCATCTACTCGCTCATAAAGAACACCAGACGACATTTGCAGCAGCTTCTGCGACAACTCAGCAGCGGTCTTCGCTTCAACATCGCGCCCGTCTGCCAGGGTCACAACACGCTCGCGCTCCATCTGATCGTAGAGACGCTGCTGTTCATCTGACAGATGAAACTTCACCGGTACAAGTTGCGGCTTCTGCAAGTCAAGGTGGTCCTCGGCCTTCATGACCAACGTGATGTCGGATATCTTATTCAGGATCTCGTCTTCAGCACCACGCCTTAGCGAGTAGCTACGGCGGTATGGGTTGTATTCGAAGTAGTCACGCTGGTAGTGCGTGATGAACTTCCCGAAACGCTGCTGATAGTCAAGGATGCCGATCTGTGCAAACAGACCCATGTAGCCTTCGGTAGTTGGCGTGGCCGTCAACTGCACCATCCGTTTGCACACTTCTAGACCTCGCGCAAACAGCATTGCCTTTACCCGCTCTGCCTTGTGGTCTTTAAAACTGCTCGACTCGTCGATCACGATCATGTCCCACGGGAACTCCCTCTTGAACTGCTTCATGAGCCAGGGAACAGCCTCGCGGTTTATCAACGTGATGTGGCTTTCACGCTCTGCCAGCTTGCGCAGAATTTTCTCTTTCAGCATGGTGGCAGCGCGGCGGCCGGCCGAAGTTGCCTCGCGGTCACCAAGTCCGTTCACCTTGGCCTGCGCACGCGCCTTTTTCTCTACAGCCTTCAGGCGTGGATCATTGTCGTCGACCCGCACCACGGTATGCGTGAGCCACGCTAAATGCTCCCAGGCGGACATCTCATCTGGCCATCCTACCTTGACCACGCGAATGGGGCCGACCACCAACACTCGCTTTATTTCATCCGTTTGCAGCAAGTCGGATATCGCGGTAAGCGTAGTGCAGGTCTTGCCCAGGCCCAGGTCGATCCACAACGCGCAGAACGGGTTGAGCTTGATGAACTCGACACCTTCGTCCTGGTAGTCATGCATGTCCGCTCTGACATGCTCCACCAGAGCGAAACGCTCGATGACTCGCTTAATGAAGGAGCCGCATGACGGCGACTCGGTCATCGTGGTTAAAGCAGTAGACCTCGCCACCATGGGCGAGGATTTCTCTGTGACGAATGCGTTGGTTTCCACTCAATTCCCCAAGAGGCGTTTTCGCCTCGATAAGAATGACTCTGCCGGCGCGCAGCAGCAGCACGTCGGGCCAGCCGTTTGCAGATTGCGATACAAGCTTCTGCGCGAGCCAGCCGCGCCGCTTCGCGTATTTGATCAACCATGCCTGGAAATCGCGTTCCAGCGGGTTCGGGTCGGTGTATTCCTTCATAGCGAATCTGCACGTTGACACTTCACACACAGCTTCTGCCCGACAGGCGCCTCTTGCACTTCGATCCACGGTTCACGACGGCTAGCTGGCATGGCGCCGCACGCGGCCACCATGGTTCCCAGGTCAACGACATGGACGTTCTTGCGGCCTGGTAGATAGCCCAGCACCTTGCCACGCCGGCCTGTGATGTTCAGCGGCCGCTCGTCGTAGCCCAGGTCGTCTAGAACGGCGTGCGCCTCGTTGAGATACCACTGCCGGTCCAGGTCGTCGGGGATCTCGTCAGGCAACGTCATGCAAGGCATGCAGCCGTCAGTGCCGGCCACCTTGTTGCCGGAGTCCTGCATCGTGATCGGGCCGAGCGAGTCGATCGACATGTACCAGCGCACGGTCTTGCCGAGATACTTGCCGTTGTAGACGCCACCCCCATCGCCCACGGCGCGCACCTGCACGAAGTCGCGGATGTCGCCGGCACTGCCGATGGTGTCTGCCAGCGCTCGGCCGTCCTTCAGAAAGTCGATCACAGCTTGATAGCAGATCCAGTGCTGCGGATCTTTCTTCAATCCCGGCTTGGTGAAAATGCCCTTACCCTTCACCTCATCCTTCGTCGTGATTGCCAGGTAGTTGTTCACGTCCCGCGAGTAGAGCGCCTTGTATTCGACTTCCTCGGTGTTCAGGCCGGTGTCCCACTCCCAATCGGTGACCACCGCATTGAACAGGCCCTTGCGCTCGCGCTCAATGTAGAACACAACACCGTCAGTGTTCGCAGAAACCGCCTTGAAGCCGTGCTTGTAAGCCCGTGCGATCAGCATCAAGATTGCCAGCTGTCCGGTGATGGTGACTTGAATCAACAGGTGAGGTGCGTACAGCACACTCCACTCGCTTCCCAGCTTACCGAACGCACCGTTCGCAAAAATCTTCATCGAGTCGGCGACGGTTTTCCAGAACTTTTCTTCCAGCTTATCGAGAGCCGCTTTTGCCGCAGCGGACTTGTGCTTCGCGGCAACCCGTTCCTCCACGATCATGCGATAGATTTCGAGGAAGATCGCGCCGAGCTTAGGCGGGAACATCGCACAAATCAGGATGAGGAACGGGTAGTAGCTAGTCACGTCGCGGTCGCACAGCATGAACTCGTCGTCGGCCTTGACGATCTGCTTCGATTCCGTCGAGTGAATGCCACCAATACCCATCGTCAAACGGATGTCGCCGATCTGGATGACACGCTTCTCCAGGAAGGCCGGCATCATCACCTTGCCACTGTCGCTGTTGATGCGAAAGGCCGCCGTCTCGATCTCACGCAGCAAATCGCACAAATCGTCGTCTTCGAACTGAATGAAGTCGGGAGCCTTGTAGTTGAACACCCGGGCCATCGGCTCTTCCAGGCCGGCGCGAACGCGCTCTTTACGTTCTCGCTCTTCCTTCCACAACTTGCGGCCGGTCTTGACCTCGACCTGGTTCTTGATGATGGCTTCGGCGATCTGCGCATCGGACTTGCTGCGCACGTCCATGCCGTACTTGTCGCTGATGGCGTTGCGCAGGTTCATCTCGCCTTCCAGTGCGCACGCAAGCTCCCACAACATGTCCAGGTCGTTGATGCAGTAGCGGCGCACGAACGGTCGCTGCTCAGGGGCAATCAAGGCGTCGTGATGGAAAGGCAGATCCTGCAACCACTTCGTGTGCATGCGGGCGCCGTATTTCTTCAGGCCGATGCGAACGCCTGGTGCCACTTCATACAGGTCGATGTGATCGAGGTAGTCGGGCGGCTTCAGCCGGTACTCGTCGTAGAACGTCCAGGGGCGCATGCGCTTCTGAATGATCTCGTCGGACGCCGCCTTGAGTTCGCGATTGTTCGCGCCGGCCAGGGCCAGGGTCAAAATCGGGATGTCGTAGTTGTTGCCGTTGAAGGTGATGATGCGATAGTTCTTCAGCACACCCTTGATGCCGTCGACGCCCAGCGGCTCACCGCGCTCCGGCCACATCTCATATCCCACTTCGCGGCCCGAAGCCGGAGCTTTGAACTGCGTGAGAAAGTAGTTACGGAAGTTCTCGATGTCGAGCAGGGCGAGCTTTCGTTCAGTGGTGAAAAAACCCATGATCGTTGGTCTCGTAGAAGTTAAAAAGGCGGGCAACGTTTCCGCTACCCGCCGTAGATTTACAGCACTTCAGGCATCACATTTCGTCGTCGCCGTCGAGGTCGCTGCCGCTGTCCTCGTCGTTCCAGGCACCGTCGTCGGTCATCTGCTCGCCGCCCAGGCGATCACCGTCGCGCATGAACTTCACGGCGACCAGGCCGGCGTTGATTTTCTTGCCGAACTCGTTGTCCTGCGCCCAGGGGCGGATCATGATGCTGACCACGCAACCCGGGTAGAACATTTCCTTGATCTCGTTGGCATGCTCCACGCCGACCAGGTTGCCCTTTTCGTCGCGCAGCTTGTTGCCCTTGACATCGCGGATGGTGACTTCGCGCTGCTCCGACGCATTCAGTGTCCAGCGGCCCTCGTTTTCTTCCTTGCGCGTGCGGTCGCCGTCGCGGCAGAACCAGTCGTCGAGCGCGACCTTGATCTTGGCTTCCTTTTCCAGCGCCTTGATGCGCTCTTCGATCAGCTCGTAGGCTTCGCCGTGGGTCTTCTTGTCGAGCAGGCCGACCAGGCTGTATTTCTCGGGCGGCTTCTTGCCCGTCTTCGAGTCGGCCTTGGACCAGCGCTCGTCGAGGTGGGGATAGGATGCGATCACGTTGTCGATGCGCATGGCACCGTTGGTGTACAGGATCGCGTTCTTGACTTGCTTGGCAATAACCAGTGCGGACATATCGGTTCTCCGAATTTCGGGTTAAACGGTTTAACGGGTTTCGGCTTCACTGACCGTTAAGGTCATCGAAAGCATTTTCATAAATCGCCGCCGGTGTCTGTTCTTCCGTCTTGTCGTAGACGGGGACCAAACGCAACCCCGGTGGCTCTTGCGTCGTCAGCCCCGAAAGCAGGTCGGGCAGCGCAGCACGGGCAAAGCCCTTGACACGCAACTCTTCCTCAATCTGAGCGGGCGAGCGCAGATCATACATCTGGTCTTGCCGCAGGCCGTAATGCCGAAGCACACGGGCGGCAACAGCCGGATTGCCCCACTTGCGTTTGCCACCGCGACCTTTGACCAGCTTCGCGGTCGGGATCTGCTGGCCGCGCATTGCGCGTTTATAGATCTCACCGTTCAGCTTCTCCCACCAGGCTTTCGCCGTGTCGATGAAGCCGTAAAGCTGTGCAAGGTCATCGTTGGACAAACTCTTCACATCAGCCATGTCGAGCGATAGCTCACCTCTGGCCAGGGTCTCTTTCAACTTCTGCATGTCCTGCGTCGTCACGGTTCCGTCGATCATGGTCATATCTCCACGAGCCAGGGCCAACAGTTGTACCAGACGAGCAGTACACGTCGATGCAACGCGGCACCAACGGCACGCCTTCGGGCTTGGGCTGCGCGGCGCATCTAGTTCCAGGGCCAGCGGGGCGCGCTCACGCACATACTCCGCGAACTCTAGCAACTCTTCCCGCGTCACTTCCCACTCGTCGAAATGGTGCAGCCGAGGCTGCGCAATACGGATCAGGATGGTCTGGAAATCGAACTCATGATCCCACGCATAGAAGAACCCCAACGCATACAGCAATGCCTGCGTGTTCTTCAAGGCGTAGACCTTGTCGCCCATGCCCATCTTCAGGTCGGTGATGACCATGCGTTGCCAGGTGCAGGCGACATGGTCAGCGGTCCCACCTTGATCCGGCAACGGCGTCACCTGCGAGAAGTAGACGCGCTGCTCGACGAAATGCTTGCCGGGGAGCGGTGCGCACCACAGGACATAGTGTTCAACATAGTCCATCATGCGGTGATCAATGGTGATGTCGAACGACTGATCGCCCTCTACCACCGTGACCACTTCACCGAGGCGATGCGTGGGCTTCTCACCCTCGCGCAGCCATTCCTCCCCGACACTATGCCCAACGGTTCCGTATGCCGCATCTTCGCCAGCGTCATCAGGCGCCAGCAGATTGGCAATGAGACTGCCCGAACAATGCAGCCACATCGCGGATGACGAGGGCGCGAAAATCGAGTGCCCTTTCAGGCTCTTTTTCAACGCGTCCAGGTCGATACGGAACTCGCTCATGCCGGTGAACCCGGATTACATATCTTCGCCGGAATCCTCAGCGGCCTTGTAGGCTTCCAGCGCGGCGGCGGCGGCCTTGATCACCGCGACACGCTTGTCTTCCGGGATCTCGGCCATCTTGGCCACGCCGGCGGCCGACTTCATGACGTTGCGCGCATGCTCGATGCCCTTGTCACCCTTGCTGTCCACGTACTCGCGCAGTTCGGTCAGCGCGGCGGCGGTCTCTTCGGCGGTCGGCACCGAGGCACCCTTGTCGGCCTTGCCCTTGCCGGCGCCCTTGGTCGACGTGGTTTCCTTGGTGGTCGTGGTGCCGGCAGTCCCGGCGCCGGTCGCGCCGCCGTTCGAAGCGATGGTTTCCAGAGCGACGACGCCGCGTTCGATCAGGGCCAGCAGTTTGTTGATCAGTTCCATGGTGTTGATTTCCTAGATGATGCCCGTTGATGAGCCGGCGCACGTTGGGCGAGCGCGCACCGGATTTAGAAAATGGGTTGGGTGTCAGGCGTCCGAGTCGCAGATGAACGGCACCAGGTTCGGCGGCGTCCAGCCTTCGGGCTTGAGGATCTTGCCACTGGCCTGGTCGCGGATCACGTTGCCGTCGACGATCTTGGCCAGGTTGCTGTTGTTGACCGAGAGGCGGGCACCGAAGCCATCGGCGCCGGCCGCCAGGATGGAACCTTCGCTGACGACCTGGATGTCCACGTCGGCGTCGAGCAGTTCGACACGGTTGGCGAGGGCCACCTGCGAGACATGGTCACCGTTCTTCAGCTCCATGCCGAGCATTTCCAGATGGGTCAGCAGATTTTCGATGAAGCGGTCTTCATGCTTGCCGCTCTGCGTGAAGATGGCGCGCAGCTTTTCAGCGAGTTCTTCGCACTGCATGCCGGTGTAGAAGGCCACGAGTTTGGCGTCGAATTTCTGATCGCTCTTGGCGATGACACCAGCGGCCACGTTGAACGTCTTGACGCCATCGAAAAAGTCGACGACGGGAGGTTGGTTGCTCATGAAATTCCCCGGTAGAGGTTGATCGGTTTCGGCGGCGTCCCTGCCACCACGGAACGAATTATGCACCACATTTTTGTCGTATGCAAGCGATGCAGAGAATTTATTTTTTCGCTACACTGCCGCCACCAACCCCTCACTATGGAGAAATCATGACCTTTGACATTGCCCCTCCCGTGCTGCCTGCCTGGGCCGCCAACAAACAGCAACCGGCCGCCCTGCGAAAGCGCAACATTCTGCGGTTCCTCTTCAACTATGCATGCCTGTATATCGAGCCGAATCTCACGCTGCGCCAGCTGGCCGTGCAATGCGGCATGACGGAAACCGCGATCACGGCGGCCATCGGCCGTGGTGACGTGAGCGAAGAAATGGCGCAACTGGTCGAATCGCTCGCCGGCAGCAAGCACTTCAGCGCCGAATGGCTGCTCGACCCGATGCAGTTGACGAAGTAAACCGAGAAAAACACATGACAGAGAAGACCCCTCCCATGAAAGTCGTAACCACCGACTATCTGGAAGCGTATGGGGTTCAACTGGTCAAGAACGGCTATCGCATCGTGCCAATCGCGCCTGGCACAAAGGTTCCCCCGTTTGACGACTGGCAAAAACTCCGCGCAACCACTGGCATGGTGGAACGTTGGATCAAGGATGACTTCGGCCGCATGGGCGTTGGCATCATGACCACGGACACGCCCGCCATCGACCTCGACATCGAAGACGAAGTTGTTGCCGATGAAGTCGAGGCATGGATCGTCGAGAACATCGGCGCCGCGCCCATCCGCTATGGCAACGGCGCGAAACGTCTGCTGCTGTATCGCACCGACGAACCGTTTCGCAAGATCTACACGCCACTCTATGTCGGCGAATTCGAGTTCAAGTGCAAGGTTGAAGTGCTTGGTGATGGCCAGCAGTTCGTCGCCTACCACATCCACCCTGACACCAACCTGCCGTACCGTTGGACGACTACCGAGGAACCCATCAACACGGTGGTGGCGGACCTGCCGGTGCTGACTCGCGAGAAGGCCCAGCAATTCGTCGACTGGTTCAACGCATACTGCCAGCGCAACAACTACCGGTTGACCGGCCGGGCCGCGCTGCGCCAGGTGAAGTACCAGGAAGGCCAGGTCGACCGTGACAACTGGAACATCGACAGCGCACCTCCGGTCGACATGCCCGTTGACGAGTTGCGCGAGCGTCTGATGCTGGTGCAGGACAACGAGTCCTACGACAACTGGTTCCAGGTCGGCATGGCGCTGTATCACCAGTTCGACGGCAGCGATGAAGGCATGGAACTGTGGTCGGAGTGGTCCGAACCGAGTTCGAAGTTTGACCGTGCCGCGCTCGTGAAAAAGTGGCGCACGTTCGACGTTGAAGGCAAGGGCCGCGCACCGCTCACCGCCGCGTTCATCCTGAAACTGGCCAACGAAGCGGAAGCCGAGAACGCAGCCAAGGCGACCCGCGAACTCGTCGACCGGTTTGCCACGGTGAAAGACGACAAGGAACTGGCATTGGCCATCGAAGCCACGCGTGTCGCGGAGATCGACAAGATGGCGCGTATCCGTGTGCGCGATGCGCTGCGCAAAGCGTGGGCCAGGCTCAACGACGGCGACACGCTGGCCAAATCCGAAGCGATGAAGATGCTCTCGTACAAGCCCGACGATCTCGACATGCCGGACTGGTTGCGCGAGTGGGTCTACGACGCGCCGGCCGACAAGTTCTTCAGCGTCGAGTCGAAAATCCACCTGACGCAGCAAGCATTCGATGCCGTGAACAACCGCAAGGCGTTCACCAAGGAAGACAAGCTCAACGGCCTGGATGGTCCGAGCCGCAAGGCGTCCGACCTCGCGCTCAACAAGTACATGATCCCCTGGGTCGTCGGTGTGCGCTACATGCCTGGCCAGGAGAACACCTTCACCGAGGAAGGCGACCTCTACGCCAACAGCTACAGCGAACGCGGTGTGCCGATGATGCCGCGTGTCGACGAGATGCTGCCGCGAGACAAGAAAAACATCGAGCGTGTGAAGCGCCACTTCCGTCACCTGCTGCCCAATGAAGATGAGGCGCGCATGCTGATGGACTGGATCGCCTACGTTGTCCAATGTCCCGGCGAGAAGATCACGTACTCGGTGTTCCTGCAAGGTGTCGAGGGCGACGGCAAGTCCTTCCTGGCCATGCTGCTGCGTGCCATCATCGGCGCCCGCAACGCTCGCATCATCAACGCCGGCATCCTGGAATCGCAGTTCACTGGGTGGGCCGAGGGTCAGTGCTTCGTGTGCATCGAAGAGGTTCGTCTGCTGTCGCACAATCGCTACGACATCATGAACAGCATCAAGCCGTTCGCGTCGAACCCAATCGTCAACGTGCATCCGAAAGGCAAGGAACCCTACGACATCATCAACACGTCGAACTACATGCTGCTGTCCAACTTCCAGGACGCCATGCCGATCAATAAAGACGACCGGCGTTACCTGGTGCTGTTCTCGCAGTGGCAGTCCAAGGAAGACCTGATGGCGTTCATGGCGAACGAGCCTGACTACTACTCGGATCTGTACCAGGCCATCGCGGATTCTGCCGGCGCCCTGCGGCGGTTCTTCATGGATCACGAGTTCTCGCCTGACTTCGATCCGAAGAAACCGGCGCCGGTCACCGTGGCGCGCTCGCGCATGATCAACCAGGCTCGCAGCGACTTCATTCGTGCGTTGACCGACCTGATCGAAAGCGAGAACAGGCCGGGGTTGTCGGAGGATCTGTTGGATCTCACGAACGCTGCACGCATGCTCGCCGAGATGGCCGTTTCTGTGCCTGAAGGCCGGCACCTGGCCAGCGAACTCGACCGCGAAGGTTTCCATCGTTTGGGGCGTGTGATGGTCGGCCGCGAGCAGATCCAGGTGTGGTCGAGGAACCCGTCAAAGTGGACAACCGACGACGGTCGACCGAAGGGAACCGAGATCCGAAATCTCCTGGGGCCGATGCACGAAAGCAACGATCTCGACGAAAAAGACGAGTTGTAGATAAAAATTATCGTCTTTCCAAACTTGCAGGTTAACCAGGCCGCCTTCGGGCGGTCTTTCTTTTGGTCGTGTCACGATATATCGGTCGGACTGGCCACAGGCGGTGGCAGGAACCTGCAAGTTGGTCAATTTTGGGTATTAAGTGCCTGTTTTACCTGGAAAAACGGCTTTCCTTTTATATATATTTCTCTTTTGACAACTTGCAGCTTTTGCAGGTTAAAGGGGTAGAAATTGGTCCAGTAGAAAAAAATTTGAAAAAAAGCCTATAGGGAAAAATTAGGGGGTTAAACCTGCAAAAGCTGCAAATGGCACTTTGGCCCGAAAATCGGAATTGGGGGTAAGTTTTGCCGCTGGCCAGGTCGGCCGAGAAACCGGTTGCATGAAAAAACCAGACCGGCTAGCTCTGTCCCCAAAAATTTTGCGCCAACGCGGCTCTGCGCCCC